TCCTGAGAATTTACCATTTTACTTGATTGGGTCTTACACCATATTTTTGAAGTTCCCTGCGTATTTCAGTTAGGATAAGGTCTCTTAATTTACCCCTACCTCCAACAGCCTTGAGAGAAGGTGCCCATACTGGACGAGAAGGAATTCTACCGTCATTAGAACCAAATTCTAATATTTTAGCTAATTGGTTCAGGGTTAATTCCTTTTGAGAAGAGCGTCTAGTTCCAATGGGTAATCCGATTAGAACTCTCGATTTATACTGATATAACCCAACTGATCTCGAATAGAGACCAGTCAGGTTATAAATAGGATGTTGTCCCCACCTTTCGATAGTAGCTGGGGATAAGGGTTGCCATGTTATTCCTCCACCCACGGGAGGTATACCCAAAGTTAATGACTTCTTTACGATTGCAAGGAGGTTTCTGGAAAATTTATCCACGGCTTTATCATACCCCCTTTGCATACTTGGCCCAAGGTTACTGACTAAGGCTTCTACCTTTTGCCATTCACCGTTGAGTTTTACTTGAAGTACAAGGTCAGATAGTTTAGGGAGTGTGATATTGACCTTCCTTGCCATACTCTAAAAATATTTGTTATAGAAAGCCTCCAACTTAGAGTAAATGGTTCGTATAACACCATCCTTGTGGTAGTGATATTCACCAGAGTAACCCTCTATCCCTCCTAATCTATTTGCCCATCGCTCAGTCCAGAAATCATAGTAGTTATTTTTACGGTTGTGAAACATACAGTGTAACCCACTACAGATCCCAACTGTGGGTAAGTATAAAGGACCTAATATCCTGGATTGTATGCAATGACCAAACTCATGATCATATACTGGCTCTCTTAATCCTGAACTCTTGGAGAGAAAGATATAATTACCCAAGCTAACTCCGCCACTCATAGTAGGAGCTATATAGAAAGCAGTCGACCTTTGTTTGAGTATCCTCTTTTCACCCCTTGTAATTAACCTATAGGTTAATCCCACCAGATTCTGAGGCAATTGCCAAATCCATAGGAGGATATGTACTATAGTGTGTAATAACTTGCCAAACCAAGTTTTATGAGCATGTTCTTCTAATGTACTAGACATTCCTATTCTTTCTTGGCTACAGATTTAACCTTGAGATAGTGAGCAAAATATCCAGCTACAAAATATACCAGGGGGTATACTATAAGCAGCACAGCTAAGAACCAATTATCTAACCATCTCCAAATACAAGAGAAAATGATGAAGGATGCGATGGCTAAAGCAATATAAAGCCAACCGAGTTTTGAAATTTTCATAGGTTATACAGTTTAGTTATATGGGGCTACATTTATAAGTATCTGGTATGTACCAGATACTTCCTGGCAATATAGGGTATATGCCTTATAACCCGAAGTAGGTTTTACATCTGCATAGTTTTGATGTAAATGCAAGGTTGTATTTGAAGACGGTGTAAATGTAGGAGTTAGGTTGTAGGGACACCCAAAAAATGCCGTTGGTTTTTTCCCGCTAAACCCACTCCCGTTAACTGTAACGGTAGGATTTTGAGTTCCCGTATACCAAACACTTGAACCTCCTCCTATAGTCAAAGCGGGTGAAGAGTTCTTACTATACTCAACAGGTTCCTGATAATCATCAGCTAAGTAAACAGAAGTACCGTTCGATACTATATAATTTATGATGTCTTCGTCAGTGGCATTTTCTCCCATACTGGAGAACTGACCCTCGAATATAATATACCATGTGAAGGTTTCTATCTCCAGGTAAAAGGCATTGAAGATATTTTGTACTGTATCTCCATCCCACCACATCATACCAACCCCTGAAACTCCTCCGAAAACTTTAACAGTGTTATTACCAGTCATCCATGAAAGTTTCCGAATAGCATCCAGCAAAGTATCACTGGCCTGGATATATGGATCCTGTACATCCCCGTATTTAGTGATGTTAGTCCAACCCGTCATCTTCATATCTGTAGACGAGCTAGATCCAGCATCACCCTTATCCCCTTTGTCTCCTTTCGGTATACCAAAAGTAAGAGTATTACTTGAGTTATCCCATTTTACTGTGGGAGCTGTTCCAGCATCCAGAGCCGTAGCCGCTACTACTAAGGCTGAACCTAAGATAGATCCGTCCAATTTAACTTTATCAGCAGCAGACATCAGACCTGCCAATGCCTGAGTTGCTACTTCAAAGAAAACGTTCAGATTTTCTGCTTCATCTCCAAAGGCATTAGTCTTATCTTTTCGGGATCTAGATTTGAAAGCCAGCTTATTCTGGGTATCAGTACGAGTCAAATTAGTATTTACACCTGATACAGTGGTTAATCCAAATGACTCTAAGATAGTCCTATTTATCAAGCCCTCATTACCCCCATAAGCTGTAGTACTGGTAGTACCTAATCCCGATTTTATCAGGGCAGTGATAATGGTTTTGAGTTTTACCTTCTGAGTTGCAGATATCTGAATCATCTCTTCCCCAGTGGGGGAGGTAGTTTCAGTAAACTGAGAACTACCAATCTCATGAAATTCTGCCATAACTTGAATTATTTATTTTGATTTTCTTCTAACTGTTTAACTCTACTACGAAGGTATGCAACCTCATCCTGTTTATAACCAGCTTTCTTACCGTCATAAATAGATACTATACCATTGAACATGGCAACTATCAGATTATCACTTCTCTGAACTACAGTCAAATAAGCTTCTGCTTGTTGAGCTGTTGCAGGAGCTTTGGTAGTTCTAAATACTAAAGTCTTCCTCCTTTCTACCCCTGATAGATTAGCATCAGAAGTTATTTGAGATTCAGAACTTCCTTCTATTCCGGTATAATCAATATAGAAATTATCGCCGGAACCGTCATCCCAAGGTATAGTAGCTTTTGCCATACATTGAATATTAAAATTTAGAGGTATAGAGGGGATATCCCACCCCTCTATACCAAAATCCCTCGGTCCTATGACTTGGGAGTAACCGTAAAAGTCGTGTTGGTGTCCACCGTAACCTGTACTGCCGAACCATCCTGAGGTACATCGATTGAGGTCGGTGTAACTTCGATGAACGGATCGCCTGCAGTCTGGTTAAGAGTAGCCGTTGCCTTCTGACCACCGTTTGCTATAGCAATAATCTGTTGCGTACGAGCTTCGATGGTATCATTGGCAGATGCGTTCAGGGTCAGACTAAAGATATACTTTGCCTTTGCACCGGGGTCACCCTTGATGACTGTACCAGAGGTGGCATCCGAACCGTTTGCCTGGAACTGGATTGCAGATATATCCGCAGCAATGATATCACCGGTACCTTTGCTGAAGGCTATCTTCGAAGTGTTCGACTTACCGGTAAGAGTTATTGCACCTCCATCTTTGTCCACTGCTGGACTTGCATTGTCGAACTGGATAAACTCAGCTGCAGGCACGTGATTTGCCACAAACTGTTTCTTTTCTGCTACACCAACTGCCTCTACTTCAAAGGTAGCAATCTGGGCTACACGGTTACCACGATGGGCAACTTCAGCCTTGATCTGAAGAGTGGTATCACCCGAACCTGATGACGGGTTGACTACTACACCATTCTGTTTTACTTCGGCCATTTTTTTTTTTTTATTTGGGTCTTACTTTGAAAGTCGTGTTAGTCTTTACAGTGGTTTCATCCTCGTAGTGATTCATTTCGCTCAGTTCAAGGATGTATTTGGTCAACTCTACGTACTTATTTATATTCTCCATATAGGCGAGTATCTTTTTCGTCTCTTCCGGGGTTTCTCTCTTCAGTACCACAAAGAATAGTAAAGCCTCATCATGTGCCTGAGCAACCTGAGTATCACCAGTGGGAGAATAGACCTTGCCATTGATTACGAACTTGTCCTGTGCCCAGTCAAAGTTCCAATAACCCTCGGGAGTTAAATGCCCATTCTCTTCTAATGACCTTTTAGTTACATACAGTACAATATTGATTCCATCTAGTTCGCCTGAGACAGTCTCTTTTAATGAAGGCCATGTTCTTATAAAGTTGTACTGAATTAAGCCGTCCAGAAAGTACGGTTCGTAGTTATTGCCCGTATCTTCACCGTATGACAGAATCTGGTCAAATCTCTTTAACCAGATTAGAGGTTGTTTCCCAGCATCCACTTCAACAAAGTCATTTATAATGGCCTTGTATCTGTCCCATACTCCTTTTGTAATCCTTTTCCGTCGTACCATATCCCATTACTTCTTTACTGGGAAGCCTGGGTCTGGGCCATCTAATGGTCCTGGCCTCCGGGGGTTGACTACTTTGGGAACTACTACTTTCTTCACCGTTCGGCAAATAGGTAGATAGATGGAAAGTCTTTCAGCAAGCATACACAGATTTTGTTTGAGTATATCAATAACTCCACCTGGTTGCATTGCTTTTATGACATTAGATGAGGTTTTAGATTCAGAGTCAGTATCGTTGAAGAATTCTACCTCAGTTGGACCTGTTTGTATTCGCTTAACCTCACCTGAACCTCGGCTTGACTCTGAAGATTCGGATTCAGATGTAGAGGATGAGTTACTCTCTTTAACGGATTCTGCAGTGGCACCAACCATCAATGAAATCTGTACAACCATATAATCATAGGCTGCCAATTCCATAATTAGCTGGTTTTCTAGAGCTTCATAATACAACTCATTATTAAATTCCTCTATTGGTACTTCGTGATTTACTAGCGGCTGAATATACAGCTGCCATTTTTCAATAAACTGTTGCTTCTCTTTAAGCGTAAGCTTACCGAAAATATCCTCAGGAATATAAGTGTCTATCAGCTCATAGATACTGCCAGGCAACTGGGTCTTTACCTCTTCACTAACCCCAATAACCTGAGTCTTTGATAATGCAACTCCACCGACATTGTTGGTTATGGTCATCTTGACCACATAGTCACCTGAAGCTTCATAAAGATGGGAAGCAGTTACCACACCTACATGTGATTCTGTCTTCCCATCACCAAATACCCATGTTACTGTAAAGTCGTGGGGTAGTTCATCAGCGAATCCCCTAAACCTTGCATTGAGTCCAACTACGGTAGATAAGAAATCTACCTTTTCCATAGTTTACTCGTCGTCTTCGTCCTTCAGCTCATCGAGGATAGCATTCACCAAGTCAAGCTTGGTATCACCTTCCTCCGGCTCAATCTCCAAAGAGAGAGCCAAAGCCTTCAACTCCTCGGTGTTGAACTGTTCCTTGATTTTCTCGGGAGCTTCCTCGGCCTCCAAGAGGTCTTCGAACTTCTTACGAACAGCTTCCAGGTCAACTTCCTTCTTAGGAGCTGATGGAGCACCTTTCGGGAGGGGTTCTTTGAACTCCTCGGCTTTGGCTTCGATGAGATAGCCATTTGCCAAGGCAGCCTTGATAACCCATAGGTTGTACTGTTTGTCTGTTAACTCCACAACCTCTTTGCGGAGAACCTTGATTTTCGAACCCTGGTCATAGAAGATACTGGCCTTGGGACTCAGTTTTACGTATCGTTTACTTGCCATAGTTAAATTAGTTAAGGGGGCGGTATTAAGCCGCCCCCAGGTTTGAGTTATTGGGTGTTACTCGATGATACCTGTCAGGTACTTGTCGACATCCATGTAATCGGGGAATCCATTGGTAGTGAATTCCTTCGTCGCATCGATGAGGATAGAAGCATCCTGGTACATCTTCGAGAAGCCCGTCGTCAGCGAAGCATAGATAGCCTCAGTCTGATTCGAAACGATACGCTCCGACTCCAGCATCAGCTGCTTTGCAGTCAGCTTTATCATGGCTGCTGCCGGGTCCACAAGCATTACCTCGTCTGCTGGAGTTCCGCCGTGAATGTAGAAGTCTGCCGAGTTGGGAACCGGAGTCTTCAGATTCAGGCGGGCATCGGTCGTACCCGACGAACGCAGCTTGAATTCGGGAAGGTCGAGAAGGTCAAGTGCCTGCTCTTCACCGCCGATGATGGTACGGAACTGACGGCCGAGGCGTGATGCCCGAATCCATACTCGGAGGAGGTCACGATACTGTATACCCTTTGTGGTATCTCCCACGCCGATGACCGGAGCCGATTCCGAACCGTCCAGCTTGTTACCCTTTACGAGGACATCCATGGCCAGAGCATCCATTGCGTAACCAAGCTGAACGCCGAAGTCACGAAGGAAGATTGCCATCACGTCCATCGATACGTAGCTTCGTACCTCGTCGGTAACCTTGAAACCCTTACCGATTTTGAAGAGGTTGACCGACTTCTGGCCGAAGGATACGGTACCCAGAGGAATGGTCTCTGCCTCGTTCACCCGGGCAGGGTTGGCGTCGGACATGTTGACGAGCGGCATGATTGCGGTCAACCCGTTGATAGGCTGGTCGGAGGCGATGATGTTGGGATAAAAAGGTGCTTCACGCATTCCCAGATAGATTGCCTCACGGACAATCTCCGGAACGAGCCAGCGGAGTTCGGGATTCGGCATGGAGTAGATATTCTCCATCGTGTCAACTTTGGGATTGAATCCGACGGCCTTGAAGTAATCTTCCTGTGTGATGCCGTATTTCTCCTGGAGCATATCATCCAGATGAATGTCTACCGGAAGACTCTTGTTGCTTCCCTGTCGGAAGCCATCCATGTTCTTTACGATTTCGGGAAGCTCCTTTAAGTACTGGTCCCGAGTGAAAGTTTTTTCTGCCATATTCTGAATGTGTTTTTCTTGTTATTTTGCGAGGATTCGTACCAGTTCGCCTACCTCAGCCACGTTGATAGCCAGGAAAGGAGTTTCGGCATTGGAAGCCGAGGGACTGAAGTTGGGATACGTGCCACTGTCGTCAAGAGTACCGTCCGTCTGAACATAACCAGTAGTGGTTATCTCAGCCTTGGCGATACCATGGATAATGGTGTAGCCCTGGACCATTACTGTAACCTCTACTCCGGCTGCCGTAGGAGGATATGCGGGGTATTGGCTGTAACCGATAGCGATACCGAGGTACATTTCGCCCGATGCTCCGGTATACGGAGAAATAGTACCATCAGTATTCAGCTTTACGGGCTGACCCTGAACGATGGTATCGCCTTTCTTTACCGGGAATGCCTGATGAAGCTTGTGCGATTCACTTTTGTAAATCACAGCCTGCGGGGTTCGGGAACCCACTTTGTGTAAGTCTGCCATAATTTAATTTGAGATTTGAGTTACTTTTCTGTTATTTCTTTCCTCCTCGGAGTTTCCGGTCGGCCAAAGCCTGGGCAACTGCCTGAGTAGACTTGTCTCCGTTCTTCGTCTCGTCTTCTCCCTCGGGATTGATAGACGATGCCCGGCCCACGTCCTGAGAACCGCAATGATTGCAGTGCATCGGGAATTTGTCCTCCAGCTGTGCATCGTAGGTCTTACGCAGAGCACTGAGGGTCTCCATGGTAGTTCCTTCGTTCTCCAGGAGTGCCAAGATATTCTGGTCTACGTTCTCCTCGCCGGAAACTTTCTTGTAGGCAGCCACCGTCTCCTCACGGAATGATTTGATATGACCGTCCCAATTTTTCTTTGCTTCCTTGTAAGACTCCATGTCTTTCTCGAGATTTGCCTTCTCTTCCTTGAGAGTCTGAATCTCGGTGTCTTTGGAAGCCACGACCTCTGTGAGGCTCTGATTCTGCTGTACCAGGTTTTTAATCTGGGTGAGAGCCAGCTCTGCCGAAACTTCCTGACCTTCAGAAAGGGTCAAAAGATTTTCACCAAAGAGGCTCGCCAGCACTTGCTGCAATTCTTTGTCCATGTTTGTTTTATTTGTTTGGTTATTGTGGTTACCCTTTCCGGCACCCTTTTCATTATTAGATTGGGTGGTATTGTACTTTATCTCTTTTTCAGAAAGAATCTTGAAGTCGAACATAGAGACCCTCTTTGCGGGATCATTAGCCTCGGCAGCTTTTTCTTCGGAGAAGGAGTAGTACTGACTTCCCGCATAAGCAGGGCTGTTTAATTTGCCACTCTTGATAAGCTGAGCAAAGGGGTCTGCTCCATGCCATACTAAAGATGTCTCTTTGTAGGAAATGATTTTGGTAACAATCCTGCGAATCAGTTCACCACTTTCAGTATACGTACCAAGTTTGGAATAGAACTCCCAGATATCCTCAAAGGAATGAGAGGGTTCCCATGCAAACTCTACGGTTACCGAATTGGAATGTATTGAAGGAGGGTCCATCTGAATACCCCTAGCTATACGGGGATTGGAAAGCCCATCTATCTTCATGATACCATTGATACCAGCTGGGATAACTACCCCGGTCTTTTCATCTTGGTAAGCTTCCTGCCACTCTACAGACTTAACTGCTCCAATGGCATTAGCTACATCGGTTTCATGGTCGAGATTAACAGACTGACCTACTAGGAGAGGCATAGATTCCTTCAGCACTGCTTCCGGAAACTCAGTGGGATTGTACTTCTTTGCCACTATTGCGGCAGAAAGCATTCGGAACATTGGCTCTATAAAGTCACTGTCCTTTGGCTTTAACATTTCTGGAGTTACTTCTGGCATGAACTGGTTGACATTCAAAGTGCCACCCCACATACCAAACCTTTCCAGTGACTTCTTAGGGTCTTCACTAAAGTTGACAGTACCCTTGTAGAAGTTTTCGGAGAGAGAGTGAGCATCAATAACTACTTCTGGTACATTAGATACCATTAAGCTATGAGCTGCACTTAATACCATTACATCGGTATTCTGATGAACATTTGGCATAATTTATCTTGGTTTACTGTCTTGGTCTTTTCTTTTGGGATTAGGGTTTGTTTTATCCCTGGTCCTACGGTCTGACTTGTCTTTGTCATCTTCCCGTTTCTTTTTCTTCTTACCAGTATCTGAATCTCCCGTACCATCTGAATCATCCGAATCTACAGGAGTTCTTGGTTCGGGTTGGTCCGGAGTTTCATAACCCATATCACGAGCAAACTGGTCCTGACTGATAATACCCTGATTATACAGGGTTACATTTACACGAGCCCGATATTCACGAGCCTGCTGTAACTTAATATCATCAGAAACAGTTGAAGTTCCAAACTTGATAGTGATTCCCTTGTTGTTAAATCCCGCCAGGCGCAGTTCCAGAGAATAAAAGAACTCAAGTACAAAGATTACTAAAGTTTGAATATTCTTTAACTGGGATATCATTTTAGACAGCTGTATGCCAGCTCCTCCTTCAGTACCACTCTGTGATGCAGATACTCCGATAATAGAACCATTTACTCCCAGGCCATTTGCCACAGACTGCTGATTCATATTCCAAGGGAGGTTTATATTCTGCATAGAAGCTGAAGTAGACCTTAGTTCAAATTCGTGGTCATCAATATAACCAACCACTACTCCGTCAGACATACCTCCGACTATATTAGTCTTCATCTTCCTGAGAGTACTTTCCAAACGAGCAGCATAGGCTTTTTCACTTTCTCCGGCAGTACGGGGAGGTTTAGCCATCTTAGCTTCAAGAAAACCAACCATACCCATTACCTCCATGATATGCTTGAAATTCTTTCTCATGGTATGCTGTCCAGCTATAGAATCCAAAGCAGACATAAATGGAGGTACCCCGTATGGTTCATCAGTATCATTGTACATACCTACATAACAATAGGTCTCCGTATTCAATCGTATGAATGAATCTTTGAGACCATCTACCAAACGAGGGTTTCTTTGATATGGATGATATACTCCGTTATTCTCTCTCTTAAACCTTATAGTTTCTGGTTTGATGAAGAGTATGGTTTCCAATCCTGTTAGCTTCTTGTTTGGTACTCCTTCCACCGATATAGCACCACTAACAAGAAGCTGAACTATGAACTTGTTTACCAACCCATCTATTCCGGCTGTATACTTCGACCACCTCTTGGATACATTCCTTAAATGTTCCCTCATCTTGGTGGACTCATCGGGAGTGTTGTTTGGAAAGTCGATAGTATGACCTGTATTCGACAACTTGAACATGTCCTGCAATGCAATGCTGACGTCCGGGTTTATCTTGTACAAGTCCCGAATGATAGGTATTAGTTCTGTTCTGAACGTTGGGGTAACTAAGTTCGTCATACCATTGAGAGTGGTAATGAGTTCAGAGTTCCCCACACCATCATCTGGTTGAGAAACTCTGCCCGGACTTATTGAACCCTTTCCCTCATCTTTGTTCTGAGATTCCACAGGCTTAGACCTGGTGAACCAACTGATAGGATTAAGTTTCATGTTATATTGAATGGTTGTTTATGCTTACTGAGGAATTACTACAGTACCAGATGGACTGTGAGACCTGATATGATTTGTGATAGCTTTACCGAATATAGCATCATCGGAATAGGTTTCACCTTCCAAATCTAGGTCCATAGATGAGTTATTCATTCTATGCTTACCACGAGCAATTGGTCTTCCAGCCCCGTCATAGATGAAAGTATATGCTTCTTGTACAAAGAACGGGTCTTTTATAATTACGTTCTCTTCCCTGATATCCTTCTCTAAGTTCTCGATTATTACAGAACGGTTCTTGGTTGTGGTCAACCATCCCGGGAACTTATCTTCTTCTGGTCTATTCTTCCTCTTCTTACGTAAGAGCTTAGTATAGAAGTATAGATTAGGATATCCCTCATCTTGAAGTATGGTAGTTACCGTCATACCAACATCATTGGTCTCGGGAGCTAACTTAGCAAAATTGAACTTCTCTCCAACATCACCAAGGAGTCGGGCATACTTGTTCAGGGGTATTCTCCCCTTATATACTGCAGCCTCTTCCCCTTCTTTATCCATACAGGTGAAAGCAGAGTAGTCAGTACCTCTACCAGTAGCACAGTCACCACCAATAAAGTATTCTTTGTTCTGGTCTGGTTCGTTGAACTCTTTATACTGACCTTTAAGACGAGTATTGATAACAGGGTAGTCGAATAAGCATTCCTCTATAGCTTTAATATCAGCTAAGTCAAATACTGTATTACCTGATGATAGGAAGTCACCATCTATCTCCTGAGCAGTTCTCTTGGGACCAAGAGCAGCAGACATTTCTTCATACCATTTCTCATCTCTGTCAGGGTGCATCTGCCAATATAATCGTATGGGGTTAAACGGATTACCCCCAGATATAGCATCTACCCAAGTACTATGGAAGAAGTTCCCGACGCCGTAAGGCGTGTTATGAGACACGTAGTCTTCGTTGATGAGGTAAGATTCATCGTTTTCAACGCAAATGTCATAAATGGTATCGTAATACTTTCTAACTACTTTCAGCTTAGAAAGATAGATACTTGTACCACGTTTACCAGATACAATACGTTGAATATAAGACTTATTCAGTTTAACCTCAAACTTATTCTCAATCTCCTGAGATATCTTCTCCAACACTCCATAGTAGTAACCAAGTTCCTGATAACGGTATCTTATGTAAGCCACCACTCTTAAGTCGTAGTTGAATCCCCCTTTTAGTTTAGACCCAAGCTTCATTCCATAAGAATGTTTCGCAGCTTTTTGACCGTTCTCAGCTACTGTAACTATCTGGAGATTGGTTACATAATTGTCTGAAGGATTGTTGTTAATGTGGTCAACTACATACCCATCTGGAATTTCTCCTAAGAATACTTTAGCTACCAAATTGTGGACACATATCTTTTTCTTTTGACCATTATTCCACAGACTTATATTTAGATATTTTTCTCGGTTAGTACATGGTTTTGGTAATTTTTCTACCCTCGTTCCATTCTTTACAATGAAGATTCTTCCCCAGTTAGAGACTTCATAGTTTGGATAACCAGGTATGGGTTTGCATATCTCTTTCTTGGGTTTTACGGTTACTGGATTCTGCTCCAGACCGCTTATACCAGTATGATAGAAGATAGCAGGTATATCTCGTTTGATTATCTCTGAAACAGGTAACCAACCTTCAAGAGTATACAACTTATGTTTTGGAGTACATTTAATAACCCTACCTTGTTCATTGTGAACTTCCCAGGTTTTCAGTATACCCTTGTTTACAGAACCAAGTACTCTCTGCCACTTTCCGGTATGTGATAATACTCTCAACCCGAGATGAGATATATCCATCTTACCAAAGGTCTTAGGACATATAGAATCAACTCTGAAAGGTCCATCTTTACCTATTATCTGAGTGTCACCCGTGATACATGAGTTTACTATAGCCGCACCACCAGTTGATAGAGTAGGGAAGGCTGATGCCCAGATAGTTGAAGCCCATCTTACGATTGCTGCCTCATCAATCACCAACAATGACAAAGATTCAGAACGACCAGCTTGGTCTGAAGTTGGAATAGATTCTATTACAGAACCATTTGCAAACTCTATAGTTGATACAGAACCAAATTCCCCAGCACGACCATTTATAATGGGCTCTTGCAGATATGAGGGAAGATTCTTGTACATGAACTTAATCTTCTTTAGTACTTTCTTTGCTACGGTGTCCTTGATTGAGATAATGTTTATCTTCTTGTTAGGATGATACATTGCTAACCAAAGACAGTAGAGGGAGATTAGCTCAGTAATACCAGCCTGACGAAACTTTAGGATGATATTGAACCTGTTGAGCATGAACTGGTATAGCACTGCCTTCTGAAAAGGATATAGCAAGAACTTTACCATACCCAACACTGGGTTTATCACGTAGCAGAAAGTAGAAAAGAAGAAAGGGTCTTTCATCACCCTAACTAATGTCTTAAGTTGTTCGGGTGTAAGACTTGTATCTTCGACTAATGTCTTCTTTCTTGCCATGTCAGAAATTATATGAAATTCTTAAGTACGGGTCGAGACCTAAATTATCCCGAAGTTTAGGATAATAGTTGATATTCAACCCGGCTTCATAATTAAATTTACTGGTATTGTATTTCAAGCCTAAATCCAAATCATGGAAGTTATGTACTGGTCGTATGGTATACTGAGCTACTGGATTAAATCTTTTTAGGAAGGATGTTTTCTTATAGGTTAATTTACCATCCAGATAGTTATACTGATAACGAGAATAGTTCACTGGATATTCCTTAGTCATAAGCTTACAATCAGTATTGAATGTAGTGATAGATAGTTTATCCTTATTCGAGAGTATTTGCAATAACTTAGAAGCTTTGGGATAATTGGTCAGGAATAATTCATTGTATTCAATTTTAGTTGAATCCTTTTGAATGATAGTAACTACTCTATCAACATATTCGATTCGTTCGATAGGAATAGAATCAATCTGATAGAGGAATACCATCTTAGGTAATTGAATCTTAGGGAATTCAACCTTTGGTACAAAGGATTTATTAACCCAAATGGTATCAGGTTGCTCGATAGAATTTTTAAGGTCATGCCTTAATTCAGAATTTCGGTTCCATAGCCAAAATATGGTTAAGGCCATAATTATAAAGGCTAAGGTTAGGATTACATTTTTCATCTTCTTTTATGTGTTTAGTTTTTCTTTCATATACCCCCCTTAAACACGTGTATAGATAATAATATACTGTTTAAGGTATATTATTATCACGCGCATATACGAGGGGGAGTCATCGTAAAATAGAGGCCTTTTTAAGGCACCTTTTTAACCATAATCCGACCTCATATACAGAACCCTTGGTTAAGGTATTCCTTCCCTTATTTAACCAATAAGTTGGGTTGGCCTTATCAAAATAAATTCGGAAGGTTTTGGGAAAGCCCATAATCACCCTATATTCTTCAAGGCCCATAATCCTTCCGTGGGGATTGAATTGCCTGGATGAAGGTCTTACAGTTAAGGGATAACTTCTCTTTCTGTTACGATATACTCCCGGGAGAGTCTTCATCTTTTGAGTTCTCATAGGCCACTTGTAGTCATTCTTAAACTCAGTTCTCCACAGGTTTCTTACCTGAGCTACTGTCAAAGTAGTTTTGGACTTATCGTCATAGTGATACATGGCTAGCTTTTTGTCATCAGCTTCCCGATAATTTATATTTCTCCTGACCCCTTTCTTCAGTTGACACAGATTCTTGGGTTTGGTAACCTGAAAAGTATGGTCAAATATCTGTGAATTGATTTTCGAGTCTTTTCTCACTCCTATCAATACCAAACGTTTCCTACTTTGTTGGGAATTACCGAATACCGTAACGGAGTGACAGTGAACTATAAGTTTATAATCGGGTAAATTATGCTCCCATTCCCCGATAGGGATAAAATCTAGAAGTTTAGGGAGGTTCTCCAGCATAAATACTGCTGGTTTGAATTTCTTAATACTGGAAAGATATAAATTGAGGGTGACATCTTCCCGTGGTTTACCGAGGGATTTTTTCCTGGAGTATGAGAATACAGAGCTATGTCCACATGATGGAGAACCGAGTATCAGGTCTATTTTTTGAGCTTTTACCTCCTCTAAAGACCTTACAAAGGGTATATCCCCGAAATTGAGCTTCCATTGCTCCTCTTTTTTGGAGTGAAATACTGCTCTTGGCTCTACATTGGCTACAAGATGCTTCTTAAACTCAAATAACAGAGCTCCTTGAGCTCCACAGACACCTAAAACATTCATTGAAAATAAGGTTTATATAGATATACACGAAGGTCTTGCAAAATACTATCCTATATTGCATTAAAATAATAACAAAACTCATGAAAGTTGGTGATTTACTACTGGTAACAGGCCCTGCCTTCTTTGAAAAGACGGCGATTAAGGAGAGGAAAAAGGGAATTTACACCCTTGAGAATGGTATCAGAACTGATAGGACTCTTCATCCTCTCAATTCTAAGTATCAAATCGAGGTTTTTAACGAAGAGAAGTATAAAACTCTGATAGCTCAGAGAACTTTGAACCGTGGTCTGGAGAAATTAGCTACTATCAACAAGAAAGGGATAGAAAATCCCGACATAATAAGGTATGCAGCTGCCAAAATCAGCCGTATTCTCAAAAAAATCGAAGGAAAATGATACGCTTCTTACTTAATTGGGCCATAGTTAACATCATTAGTTACTCTGCATACTGTGGAGGAATGACTTGGAAAGCTCTGAAAGGAGTAAACAAGGAATATGAGGGTAATGAGTCTTGGTCCAAAGGTAAGAAAGAAGCCATAAAAACACTAATCGTCTGTATCACCATCATAATAATCATATCATGTCTGATATCTTAATGAATACTAGCCCAGCTCCGGCCTGGTTAGGTTATACTCTTTTGGTATTCTACACTCTCGGGTTCATATTCTGCCTATTTATCCGGAGCGTAATAGAGGAAACTCCTCTTAAAAAAGCTTCCAATCCAGTTAGGTATGGAGTTTTATTCCTTATTTGGACAGTGAGCCCAGCAGTGATCATAGGGCTATTCACCCTAACTTTCAAAGTGCTTTTCAAAAATGGCAATAAAACGAAATAATACCGAGATAATTCTCCCAAGAGTAAGTGACCAGGAAAAGAGGGATATTCCCGTATGGGATGCTTATATAGAGAATATAATCATAGATGGTGATATTCCCAGTTTAATTTTAGATAGACTCTCTGGAAAGATAAATTCTCTGATAAATGGTCAACCCCAAAAATTCAGTAGCAGGTTAAAGGGTAATATCGAGAATATTATAACCGAAACCGAGGTGAACCTTTATAAGAAATACGGCATAGTGTATTCAAAATTAAGGGTAAAGAGAGAAAGCCACGATTTAGTGATCACTACAAATCGAGATCAATCCTTTGATATTTGGGAACCTTGATAAAGTTATTATAAAATGGCAGTGAAAGTTTATACGCCGGATCAGTTCTATGCAACTGGAGGAATAGTAGAAGAGATGTTCTATGAAGAAGTGGGTAAAGGCACACTAAGAACCCAGAAACAATATGTCAGAAAGAGGGTGGGTTTTGTTCCTTCCTTTGATCAAGTCATCAAAAATTTGAATGATGAATCCTGGAAAGAGTTACATTATATGAGGGCTAATGTCAGAGGGGTAGATTATACTTTGGTATATGACCCTGACAATAAGGATTATCCCTATTTATTTGTAGAAACCAAGTTTTATTTGAAACAGAGGGCCAAAGCCCAGTGATCCGAACAATAATAATTACCACATACAATAAAAGGTAGGAGAATCTCCTACCTTTTATGTTGTCTGATTATATTGCAACTCCCCTGTAATAGTATACGTATTTATCATCACTAACAGGAGTGATTGTAACATCACGAATACTTGTGATCTTATTGTCTATACTCCAGCTCGGGAATATTAAGCTTGATGAGGAACTACCCTCCAATACCGTCAATTTACAATAGGTACCCCAACTGTTATAGAAAGTGACCGTCAACCGGGTTTCAGCAGGGTAATCAAGTAAGAAGTTTCCGGATGTCCAATAACCCCCCTCACCCACTATGGCCTTCCATCTTAACCCGTTTTTAACTAAGTTTTTATTTTCAACAGGTACGTTTTGAGAGTGAAATAATAGCATAACCTTAGTGTTTAAGGGTAAAAGTATTTCTTCTAAGAAATACTTTTATGCGTATATAAAGAACCTTAACTAGAAAGACTATGTTACTATTTCATTCCCAAAACGTGCCTATCGGGCAGAGTTTTATTCAAAACGCCCTTTATGTGAAAACCAAAAACAGCACCCAATACAACAACCTGGGAGTAATCAGTAAAACCGGCTTAAAGGGTGCAGTCAAAATGTATATCCCAAATTATGGGTACGAACAAGAAAACACCCCGATAGAATTCAGATTCATGGGCACACCCAATCACGTATATCAATTATACGTAGTTATGGTTACATCGTTCTCGGTCATAACTCCCACCTATACCTCTATTGGCTCAGGAGCAAATCGGGAGAACATAAATCCTTCGGGGATGCTGAATCTCCTAACGGATGCCAAAGGATACGGAGACTTTAGCATAACCACTCCCCCTGCTAATGCCTATCGGACCTGTAAAATCCAATTGCAATTCATAGATTCAGGTAGTATGTCCACTATCGGAGATTTTTACCTGGGAGATGAATCCAGATGGTTATTATGGCAAGCTAAGGATCCCCAAGTTTCAAATATCGAATGGAGAGGTCCCATCACCTGCTGGGATGATATCATAATGGAGGTGCCTGAAGTATATATCACTACTATGAGTCACAATAGGGGAGAGATATTCAGGATAACCCCTCCGATATACATGAGAGAAAGGGATACCCTTACTAGCAAGGTGACTCAGGTTATGCCCTCCGACGGTTTGCAGTGGTTGTGGAGGGGATTCAGTGACCCCAATAAATATGCCAATATGTACCTCAATACATCCATACAATTAAACTACACCTCATGGATGACAGCTGATGGATGGGGCCTTGATATATATGCTAAAGATAAGGCAACATCATCCATGTTTTATATCAATATACCGGATGATTCTCATCCCATCGGTAATTTCCACGTCACGTTCTAATACTTAATTATATAAAAGGTGGGATTGATACCCACCTTTCTTTGTGTGAATCCTCTACCGAAATGATTATCCCAGATCTATATCTTTAAAATTCATTCTCAATATGGAAGAAACATTTGATACCTTAGAGGGGTTAATGGAAGACTTGAAGAATTCTATACACAACGGATTAAATGAAGGCAAGATACCCCTTATTAAAATAGGGGTATGGAGATATCAAATAGAGATTAAAAATGGTAAATACATTCTAACAACTTGGTGATATGGTAAGGTTTTTATTTCATATCCTTTTCTTCCTTATGGGATTCACACTCACATTGGGAATAATGGGTGGGGTCCTTTGCTCGTTGCAGAAACATTCTAGTAAATTATTACAAATAATAGGTGAGTTATTCATATTTGGAACAATTTGCATTCTGGTATTATTCCTTACAATAGTTATAATTAAACCCTATGCCTAATCATGGAACAGAAAGAAAAGAATAGGATTATCCTGGAATGGATAACCAAAGCCAAGGAGATTTATATGAATACCATTTTTAATTGTGGAATGTGCAAGTCATTCAAATTGGCTGTATTAATGGATTCAGAATTAGAGAAGTCTTTGATTTGTATCTTACAGAATATGGGACATGAGTCAAAAATATTTGATAGTAAACTATTGTACATTCCTGAATGGCCTTTTATACTTATCCCTGAATTTAACTTTGAGTTCTTGGGTGGGGATAAAACTACTGAGGCTTATAGGGAATTTCAAAACCATAAGTTGACCCTTCGAGAAATATTTTGGTGGAGTAGGTGGGATAGTGAAGTAAGGGTTAAGGCTTTTGATAGACTTATAGGGATATATAAGGCTAAATCATGAGCCTTATAATAGGAGCCTAAAAATATCCTGGAAAAATTTTATGAAGAGCCTTTGGTAGGGTTCTTTATTTTGTGTAGGGAGAGGGGGGGATGTGGTTATGTGCCCATTCGGTGGGTGCCTTTCAGGAGGAGCTAAGGGTAATGGATAATTCAGGAATCCCTTAATGCGAGGAGCCCAAAAAGTCCTTGCATAAAAAAGGGACCACGGTGTCCCTATCGCAAAAATAAATTTTATTAAAAATAGGGGACAAATTTTGTTTGTCCCCTTTGGTATTACCCCGGTAGGGGTTTTATTTACCCCCCTTTGCCGGTTGCATAAGTGCAAGGAAGTCGGTGATGGATTTCCGTTTCTCCGTGTTGGCATTGGCATCCACTATTGCAGTGGAGTTAATATATACCTGAGTGGCATAGGATTGCCATGCCTTGCGGAGTTCGGCCAACTTGGCGGGTTGCTTTGCCGATGCAATGCTTTCGGCAATAAAGTTATCTAACTTTTTACGCAATTTCATACGCAAATTTTTCTTTTCTTTGTCGGTTTTGCACTCTGCAAAAATTTCTTTTTTGTAAATAGATTTTCTTTCGTTGGTCGAAAAAATTTCATTGCCGATTGCTAAAATTTCATTTGCTTTCATAATAGTAAAATTTTTTAATTGGTTTAACTTTTATTAGTTCTTTTCTGTATTACAAATATACAACAAATATTTATAATTGGTGGCCCCGGAAGCATTTATTTTCATAAAACTTTCTGGGAGCTATTTCTGGACATTCCTGGCATGGAAATTGCTTTGTGGGCCTTCTTGGCACCATCAGGGTACCTGAAAGAAGGTTCTGATAGAAGGTCTTAATGTTCGGTTCTTAAAATGGTCTTAGCTCCTGGGTTGAGTCCTATATGTCCGAAATGAATTAAGGCCTTAGCTCCTACCCTGCATTGCCTTTATTTTCAACCTGAAGTTCCCAGGGTTGGCTTAGGATTGGGTACCCTGCCTTTCATAATCTAGAAGTTCTTAGTTTTATAAACAAGTAAACTATATTCCGTAAGTCTTAAGTTTCTATGATATGCCCCTGCTTGCATTGGGATACACCTTTCATTGCATTCATTCCCCCTATATTATATAATATCTGAAGGCCTGGTTGGGTACCATATAGGTACCTTAACCTATAATATAAAAGGCCTATAAGCCAAGCCACTAAAAGCGATATAAGGCCTTAACCATATACCAATATAAAAAGGCCCCTAAAAGCGGGGCCCAACCTTGAAAGCAAACGAAGGTTAAATCTTATCGACCTCCAATCCTTCAGGTCCCATATTAAGGATGTACCCTGCATGAATCAGATTATTGATTACAGAAGGTACACATTTCTTAATATGCAACCTGAATTCAGTCTGGCCCATATACCCTACGAAGTTATTCTTAGGAGTATTGATTGCCAATTCGGTTGAATGATGTTTGGAGATAATCTCCAGGGTATTGGTAAAGTCTTTAGAATCAAGCATGGCTTTATGGATTTAAGGATTAAAATTCGGGGAGTTGGAAGTCCTGAATATATTGGATTTCTAAAAGGCCTTCCGATACCTCTATATAAGGGGTTTCATAATCGAAGTCAGGATATACTTTCTTACTCAATTTGAAAACCTTCCAACCCATTGGCCCATATATGGATTTTATATACTGAATGGCTTGGGTCTGGGCATCTTTGGGATTATTAGCTGTAACTTTTACCAAATAGGTATCGGTTTCCATATCTTCCGGTCGTATGAAGTTAAGGAATACAGTGTAAGTTTTCATGGCCTTAAATGTTTTAGAGTTTATTATTTCTTTTTCTTTATACAAATATAATCATAATATTTTTAATATGCAAATAATTCTTTAAGGCCTACCTTAAAGGTAGTTTATGGCCTTAAAAGGTACCCTAAATGTGCCCTAACTAAGCCTTAACTTGAGAAATCAAATCTCCAATACTCTATTCCTGGCATATCGATTTTAGACACCTGTTCCAAAATCCCCTAAAAGACTCGCATATATATATATATAATATAGATTGTATTCTTTAGGATTAAGGCCCTTAATGGTACCATCAGTGTACCAATCTGAATAGAGAGTCAAGTTGTAGATATCAAGAGTCAGAGGGCCTAATGTCTCTTTATCGAAAAGGCCTTAGCTAGGGGCCTTAACCTAAATCCTAATATACTTATTATTATTATATATATATATAGGCTTGATTAAGGTAGGGGTTTAGGCACCTTAAAGGTACACCTTGGAGGCCTTGTTCCTGGTCTTAGGGCCCTAAGTCTGGTTAGCTAATACGTATAGTAACATAGATAGCTCCAGAGCTCATAGGGTACACAGTGAGGCCTTAAGATTGCCCTACCCAAAATTTTTTCCTCACCCCGATTTTATGGCCCTTGGACTTCTTCGTCGTCCAGACCCGTATTACCGACTGCTTGTTAACTTTTGCCCTAACCTAACACACAAATAAAAGGCCTCTAAGATAAAAGCCAACCTTAAAAGCCTTATATGATTGATGATTATAAGTATAGATATTTATCTAAGCCCTTATATATGGATGTATATATTAAGGATTGTATTGATATTTGGGATTTTTCTTTGTTTGGGGGGGGTTAGGGGTATTAGAAGCCTGGCTTTAGGTTCAGATGCCTTAATACTTCCCTTAGTTCGGAATCTGTATATTCCTTAGCCTTTTGGATTGGGATGTTGTTGTGGTTTGAGGCTATGATGATTGCCCTATCCCTTGAGATTTTGATTTTTCTTGGTTTCATGGGTTATTTGGATTTGTGGGTTGAAAAGAAGTCAAATTCTATATACCATCTTAACCAGGAAAGGAGGATGTAGAATGGGATTTCGGATGTGATGATTATGGTTGGGATCAATATCCATTCTCTGGGAGAGGAATTAGATAAGGATGTGAATTTGATTTTCATAGTTTTATTTGTTTTGGGGCATATCTTCTGGGTTTACCCAGATTTTATCCATGGATACCAATTGGAATTTCCCCTGGGTGTTCAGGATCACTGCCATTTTATATCCCGGGCCCAAGTACCACTGTTGGATATATCCTTTGTGTTCAACCTCGGTGTAGAGTCCCGTATCCTTATTCTCTTCAGGATGGGTGTAATGTACTAGAATGTCTTTCATAGTGATTTAGTTTTTAGTGTTGCTTAGTTTTCTATTCCTGTTATCTTTGAGTTACTAGATTAGGTAGTAGCAGCGGATAGAAATAATACCCTTGTGATTGCGAATCACCGATGTCTCTTCATATTCGAAGTAATCCATATATCCTGAGTAGTACGTATCCAGTACCGATTCCAAATCTATGTTTGTACCTCCGAATATTTCTGCACCCGGAGCTGGTGTAAAGGTGAAAGTGTGATGACCTTTATATTGATTGTTTCTGGTCTCAATCTTTGTGAGGAGCATACCATATCTTTGGAGAAATTCTCTGAATGTGCATTGGAAATACATTTCGTAATTTGTCAGGTTATTCCTTTTGCACCATCCATGGACTTTTTTGAGGAGGAAGAGGTGGAGATCGGGACTCTTTTTCATGGCTTTGAATGTTTTATATTATTCTTTTTTCTTTATACAAATATAACGATTTTAATTTATATTTGCAAATAAATATTGATGGCCTTTACCAAGTGTCATCCTCTACCGTGATATGGATATTATGGTTTATGTTGAGATTTTGCTGTTGTTGAACCTGTTTTTCAAGATCTTCTCTTTTCTTTTGAAGGCTTTCCTTGAGAGCTTCTGCCTCTTGTTCAGTTTTCACCCTGTAGTATTGGGTTTCATTGGAGATGTAGTAGCTCCCGTCTCCGTTGACCCTTAGTACAGGTTTGGTGACTTGGATGATGTCCTCCATGGGATTCTTGGGATGTCGATGGGTTCTGTAATGCCAATCATAGGCTACTGCAGCTATCAATCCTGCAATGATAAGTACAGTTACGATAATCGGGAATACCGACTGGTTGTTGTTTTCATTCATGACAATTGATCTTTAAAGGTTTGTGGTATAATTATGCCATTTTTAACAGCTTTCTCCAATTGATCTGATTTTATCAGGGCTAGAACCCTTTCTCCAGTTAGCTTGTTGAACATTATGCTCGGAGTCAGATCTATGGTTTTAATGAGACCATCTTGGTTGGGTTCTAAGTTCTCTAATAACCTAACTTCTTCCTCTGGTTCTAACCCTATTAGATACTCTGCTAATTCGTATACTTTCATAGCTTGGATTTTAATAAGTCTCTGATACCGATTAACTTTAGTTTCTGTTCAGGAGTTAACTCGGGGTCTTTCATAGCTTTATTAGCTTCCGCATATAACTCCTGCATTTTTATCCTGTAGAGAGGCCCTTTGATATGTTTACATACCCAGTTGTATTCTCTACATATTTTATTGATTGAACTCATGCCATGATGGTTATTACCAATCCAAGGTTGCAACCACTTACCAGTACTTCATCATCTCCGGTAGAGAGAATCTCCTTCAATTGGTTTAATACTCCCCGGAAATTCATTTTGATTGCTCCCTCTGATTCATTGTACTTGACCAGGAGAGTATGCTTGTATGACTGAGGAATCCGGTCCTGGTCATATTTAATCTCTACTTTATAATCGTAGAGTTCCAATCCCAGTCGGGAATCCAGTTCTTCCATCATCTCGGCATAGGTGTCCTCGATTGCTTCCTTGATGCAATCTACTTCCTCTTCATAAATCTTTCCCAAGTTGCATGATTCCTTGAGACCTGAGAGCATAACTTTTTTATAATCTTCCATAATTGCAGGGTTTTATATTTTTCTTATTGCAAATATAATATATTAAATCCATATTTGCAAATTAAAGTCATCGGTCTGAGAATGGTATCCCAGCATTCTCAAAGGCATCTTTAGCCTCCTGAGGTAAATATCCATGTTGTTTGGATGCAAGGTATACTATACCGTTGCAATCGCTTACTACCCCGGTAATGGTATGTTCAAAAGGCCAGGTAGGCTGAACTGCGACCATTACTGGTGCCTGAGGGTCCATTTCTTCTAATGCACCTATCAGGTCTTCTACTGTGTAACTTGAAGTCATTCTTGTCATAATCTTGAATTTTAATATATGGTCATTTCTATGGTTCTTTTGATTACCGTTTCTCTGGTATCTTTTACCCGGTCAATGAGATATACTTTGGCAATACTCTCATCATTTTCATCTACCCATTTGGCTACATCTACTTTCCTGGCAAGTTCTACCTCCATATCATGAGCTGCATGTATGGTTTTATGATAAGTATGATTCTTCAGGTAGAACCAAATGAGTAATTTATATCTTTTCTGTGCCATATTAGTTAAGTTTAGAAGGTGAAATCTATGTAGACTTCCTTATTACCTTTACGGAGTACTTCATGATTGGTATCTGCCCATTTATAGGTACTGTAGGCTTTTGCTTCAGGTATATATTCTCCTCGGACCCATACCTGAGATTCCTGAGGCTCTTCGATTGAACTAAGGGTAAAGTATTCTCCCCTTTTCAGGTCCTTAATTGTTTTCTTTTCCATACTCTAAATTATTTTAGGGTTTATTTTATTTCTTTATACAAATATAGATATAATATATTATATATGCAAATAAAACTTCCCGGTATCTATAGGTGGGGATAGATTCTAGAAACTTTAGTTCCCATTTAGGTCTAGTTTTATTAGTAAAACAAAAAAGACCTCTAGATAAGAGGTCTAATGGTCTTTATTAAATTAAGCCTTAGTTGGTACAGGTTTAGGCTTATATGAATGAGTCCAAGCATTAATGATAGGGGGTTCAGCCCATAATTCAAAATTCAATTCCGAAGTATCGGGGAATACTACATTTATTGTTATCCCCACATATTTAGTGTAGTAGTTATTACCGGTGAATACAGTCCGAAATTGAGGTAATATCGATATTTTCACCATTCTTTCCAGGGGTTTTGTACCGAACATCTTATTGATAAAACCTCTGATAATGTATTCGATCTGGGGATAATACCCTGAATTGAATTCAAGATATTTGGGTCGACAGTAGAGTCTACTAGCCCTGATTAAAAGATTGATCTTATTATTAGTGTGCATAGTTATAAAGGGTTAATATTACATTATCCGATCAAATACAAAGTATTTTCCATTTTCCTCGGGAGTATGAGAGGGAAAATGATAAAGCCCTTCACTGAAGTCCCTATTTATGGAAGTCACTGTACGAAGAGTTCCCTCTTCATTATCGGTTACATCCAATATCATACCCAAGTTTATGAGCTTATCAGTATCGAATGCACCCAGAAGCATGCCAGGACATATATCTTCTGTGATGAACATTCCGATGTATTTACCATCCTCACTAATGGTATCTACATATCTACCATTTTCCATGTACTTGAAAAGATTAGACCAACCTGTAATGGTATGTATCTTTATCTTGGTTGCACATGCAGCTACTGACAGAGTTACTTTGCTGTTAGTGCATAACCATCCCTGTCGATTCACCTTAGTATCTGTGAATACAATATCCTCCTGATAGGGGGGATAGGGTAAACCGAATACCTTGATTTTCTTACCCTCAGAGATTAGTTGATTAACCTTGTCAACTACTTTGGTTGCATTTAGAATTTCTTTCATAGTGGGTGTTTAATTATAGATTGAATTGAATTTCGGCTTTATATCTCGGTTCTAAATCTCCTACTTCAAAGGGAATACCCAAATAATGAGGGTAGGGATTGTGCCAGATATTGAAAGATGTTAATTTTTTAGAGGCTTCTCGGATATCTTCTTCACCCGAAATGTAGAATTTCACTTCCTTATCATCTGCTGATACTGCCCTTAATTTACCATCAACCTCGATAGTAATCTTAGCCCCTCTTGCCTGAATTATTAAATCCATAGTTTTATTATTTTTTATTCGATATGTAAATATAACGAATTAAATCAATATTTGCAAATTAAATTTCGGGGTTATCCTCGAGTTCTGGGTCGATTTCTTCATAGTCTATCCCCTCTTCGATTTCTCGTCGGATTTGGTGATGATCTTCATCAAAGGCTTTTAAGGCACCATGATAGTCTGCTGTTACGCTATCTAATTCGGCCTTTCTGAGAGTTAATCCTTCTTTATCTCCCCTATTACCTTCTTGTTTAGTTGCAACTACAACGGGCAATTCTTTGAAGTCATACTGATTTTCTACATACTCTAACTCTTTTATACCTCCCTTATTGGCAATCTCTTTTTGGATCAGAGTCATAGCTTCATCCCGAGTTAAAGTCTGTTCTTCAGATACTCCATTGTTGAATTGATTGTTCTGTTGATTGAAAATATTCACAGTACCACCTCCGGATATGGCTCTTACCAGACTCTGAAGAGAAGTTGTAGATTGTTGTTTTAACCCGATAGCTTTATTTACTTCAGAGGTTATGAAAGGAGCATACTTTCCTCCCTGACAATCCCGGAGTATTTGAAGCTGTTGGCTTATTTCCATACGATCCTCAAGTGCCCAGCCTATACAAGCCCCCATCAATGAATCAGCGATTTCTTCCATCTTGTTACGGTCAAATAGGCCGTTGTCTAGAAACGTTTGTTTCATTTGCATCTGGATAATTGCTGGTTCACATTTCAAAAAATCTGCCAGCTCATGCACTGAATAAGCCTTTGCCCATAATCTCCCATTGTTGACAATCCAGGTGTGAATGATAAATTTGGTGATATTCTTGAGGGCTTCATCATCTCCCGCATTAGCTTGTATAGCTAATTGAGTTATCCCTAATCCTCTCGGGAATCGAGGAACTATTTTTAACCTTTTCATAGAATTTGATTTTGGTATCTAATAGATAAACTCTATAGTTAATTATAAGGGTAAAATAAAAGGCCCAATTTATAGAAAGGGCCTTTTAAATTAACTCCTTAATATTCAGGTTGCTGGATCACTTGAATAGGCTTACTACTAATTTGGAGGAGCTTATAGAGATATTAAAATCTTCTATATGATTCTCAAACTTAAGCTTACTACTCAGTGCCCAAACCCCTGAAAACAGCTGGTTTATATGTTTGGGATATAATACCTCTACCGTAAGGGAATTAGACTTATTCTCTATAGAGTACTTTACATCACTTTCCCCGGCATTCTTATAGGTTTTCAGGATTTCTCCTTCCACCATAACTGTTAAGGCTAATAAATTATCCATAGGATCCTAGTAACTTTAGAGTCTTGTATTATTAGGATTTATCTTTTTCCCTTTACTTTAGCAGCCTTTACCTTACCCTCCTTTGCCATTTTTTGGGCAACTCCGTAGGCAATTATGGCATTTAATAAAGGCCTTGCCCTTTTCTCCCTTTCCTTTGCCTCCCTTTGCCGTTCTTCTTCTTCGGCCCTAAATTTAGCTTCTCTTTCAAGGGCCTGTTTACGTTTCTCTTCCAACTCTGCATGAATGTTAGGGAAAAGAGTTGCCCTTAAGGGTATTACGTGTAGGGCAAAAAAGGCTGAGAATAATTTATCCGAAAAGGGCTCTCCCAGTTTTTTCTTGGATATATTCCAGAATTTATCCTGTTGCTCTTTGACGGCATGTAAGAACTTCTCGTAAGTGAACTGCACCTGCATCTTTTTACATGCCGTTATCATTGCCTCAATTCGGTCCTTAAATTCTTGGCCAAAGGCCTCCATGAATTTTTCTCGGTTAAAATTGTAATTGGGTTTGTCCAATTTGAACTGTTTTACATACTCGGCAGTTTTCATAGTGTCTTATTATTTACGGGTTATAGATTTATTACGTGTTTTAATGCTGATTCTCTAGTTACTACCTGGAAAAGGTAACCTATATACCTATCTTCCCAATAGGATAACCAAATAGGGTTGGGGAACCTGAACTTATTTTTTTCCTCTACCGGAATATTCCTGGGCATGCCTGAAATATATAATAGGTGAGGCCCTTGGGTATTTTCAATGAAGATCGGATGTAACATATTTTCGTCTACCTTAAAATACCCCTTAATGGCATAATCTGGGATATATTGATTTGACCTCATCCCGCAATCAAATGCCAAATCCTCTACCTGATATAATTCAGGATTGATAGGGTATTCCATTTGGGACTGTACCCCTCCCGAAGATTGAAGGTAATAAGTGATACGGGATTTATCAAGCGTTATGCTTTTTACTCTTTCTGGAAACATGATTCTTATCTTTTAAGGGCACATAATCTTCGATATCATCTAATCGATTAGTCACTAAAGCATATACGAATAGCTTAGCGGATCGGAAAAAGAATCTCCTTATATTCTCCTCCGAAATGTAATAATTATATAGCCGAAAGAATTTCTTTTGATGTTTGTGTTTAAGGTTCCGTTGCGTTAGGTAGGATCTAAGAACTTCTTTGTGTAATTCAAGCAATTCCTTATCTACTTTCTGAATTACTTTCTCTGGTAAGCCAACAATCATAATCTTTCATACTATTAAAGGGTGATTATACTAAGGGGCCAGAGCTGTAGCCCTGTGCCCCTCTCCTACTATGAAAGATTAGATTGCAACGGATTCCTTGACAAATTGGTTCTTGTATTCCAGGTATTCCTTCTTGGCTTTCTTGAATTCCTTAGAATCCTGGTTCTCGATTCGGAGCATTGCCAGCTCCAGCTGATGGATCTTGTTTCGGACCTGCTGCCGGAACTTCTTCCTGGAAAGGGTGTCCTCGCAATCAGCAGGGTAAATGTATTTGACTTCCCTTTTGGTTACCACTTCCTCTACGAGGTTGGCTTCTACCTTTTTCTTGGTCTTATCAACCAGTTTTTCTTTCTTGGTCTTCTTGACCTTCTTCTCTTTGGCCTCCCCATTAAGGATTTCCTTGGATTTCTTCACCTTTTCGGCCTTCTCTTCGATGAGGTTATTGATACCCTCTACCAGATCTACCTTTTCCAGTTTCTGAGCCTTGTTGTTCTTGTTCTTTTTCATGGCTTACAATTTTAAAAGTTTAACATTAAATTAAAAGTTGTTTTATTTCTTATTTCCTAATGCAAATATAGGGGAACTTTTCTATATTTGCAAATATTTTTATCATTTTCTTTGAGGTTGTGTTCTTGGCTTCTGGTGTGTTAACCTCTTATAGCTTTTCTCCTTTATTGTTTATGCAAATATAGATATAAAAATCAACCCCTGCAAATTATTTCACTAATTCTTTAGAGGTTCGTTTATGGTACAGGTAATCTCCAGGTATTCTAAGCATTGGGCTTGTTTTCTATACATGTTAACATAGACATTTTGTCTGAATCCGTCATCTTGAATCTCTACGGATTTAACCAGAGATTCAGGGCCCATAAGCTCATTGTAAGTTTCAGCGACAGTTGATGGCTTCATTTCTCTGATAACTTTTTGAGTACCCTTTTGAATTGGGCCATATAATGGCAGTCTTTAGTGGGGCATTTCCCGTCAGGTGTAATGTTTTCATTGGCACCACACTTGGTCATGCCCGTTGCTTTGTAAGGACAACACTTGCGATGTGCTGCACAAGCAGTCTTAAATTCTACTGTACTCATCTTTGTATTTCTATTACACCGCCTTCAGGATTAACTACCAATAATATCTTAGTGCCATCGGCTTTAGTTAGATAATATCCATAGACCTTTATTTCACTATCAAGACCTTTAAACAATATATCATAGTCTACCTTCTGTACTTTCAGTAACCTTATATCAGCGGCCTTAGCTTGATTCTGATTGAAAATTGTAAGGCCAATTGCCCAGGCAAGGGGCAGAAGGATTAATACTACCAAGATAATCTTAAAAACTTTATTCATAATACTCCTTTACTTTAGTTAAACGGATTTTAAACTTGAAAGGCATTACATAATCTCCCCACCATCCGGTTAGAGGTAAGATACATCCGATTATACCATAGTAATAATAGCAATTAGTTCTTGTAACCCATTTCTGTTTATCCTCATCCCAGACCTTAGAATCATCCATAGAATCTACATACACCCAATGATAGGATAATCGGATGAATAGCCATTGCAGTATCAGGATATTTATCCATCCCAGAAGTGTCATGCCGAATATCTTCTTCCATACCCAGCTATTTGTTTGTTTTACTCCCATAGTCCGTAGTTTGGTGCTAAGGTTTTAAGTGGATGATAGATGTTCAGGGTTTTCCAGATATATTCTGCTTGGGTTATCACTGCTTCCTTGGCTTCCTGATGGGGAGGGAAAGTTCTCCACAACTCTGGTATATAGTTGAAAGCCGGGCTATTCACCCTTATATAGAAATATACTTCCTTATCTATTATGTGGCCTATCCTTTTGCCTTCAAATATAATCTGGGCCTTTGGCTTGAATTCAAATACGTTTTTACCTCTTTTACCATGAACATACTTGTTCACCCTGAATTTAATTAAACCTGCCATATTAATCCATATTTCGTTCGAAGTATTCATAGAAGTCTGCATCTTCGGTTAACTGATCCAATAATTCTTCTACATCCATATCCAGATAAACGGATGCCCCTGATGTTTGTAGAGTTATGCCAGGATTATAATTACCAGAAGACCCATGAAGATTGAACTCCTTGGGTCTCTCAACATATTCATCTCGATAATGAATGATACCATTTGAGTAATCGTAACTTTTAACTTCGGATAAGTGCCTTGATCCATCCCAGTTTTTCCAATGCGGAGTTGCATCGGGGGTAGGGGGAACTGTTTTAGCATCCCACAGCATGCAAACTACGCAGAAGGCTGATACCCCTATTATCCCTTTCTTCACAGCTTCCCAAAGGGTTTTAGCTTCATCGGGTTCCCCGTCGGATGTGTAATATCTTTTCATAATCTTTTGCCTGCGTATTTATTCCGGATTCTCTTTTCAAAGGTCTTACCCACGGATTCTCCGTTTTGGATATCCTCCTTGAAGGTCTTAAAATCGAATTCAGATACTGAATGATATCGGTATACCTTCTCCCCTTTGAAGGTGATAATGATATCCCGGGTTTCATCATCCATCACTATCTTCTCTATCCTGGATGAACTTGTGATGTTAAATGTTTCTTTCATCTTTACTGTCCTTTAAGCTCAAAAGTGTTAAGTCCCATGGTTACCACATGATTTTCTTTACGCAATGCCTGGCATGTGAAGAAAATATCCCAGAGAGTGAAGACAGAATCAGAACTCATTTCCATTAAATCCTCCTCCATCATGTAAAGTGTACTCATCAGGGTATTTAACCATCTATTATTCAACCCATTCATCAGCATATCTTCAATATCTTCATACCTATTATTAAAGGTATCTCCCTGAACCCTTTGAAAGGCAGCTATATATTCTCTGGCCATGGATTCCACCGCTTCTAGAGAAGTCCCATAGCAGGGGAATATAATTTTCCATTTATCTAAGCTCTTATCCTCTAAAAGGGATTCCAGCGCCTGAATTTGAATGTCCATTATCCGATTCCAAATTTCCTGGGCGGATAATGGTCTTTTTAAGTGGATCTTGATAGACTTTCTGGTAATTCTTGTTTCCATCTATTTGTTACTATTAGGTATTAGCTTGATTTCGCCTCCAACTAGTCTGGATATGGTATATCCTTCGGGTATTACCATATAAATATACCCTTCTTGGCTCAGGGTTATTTCTATCAGGTGCCCAGAATTTCTAGTACTCTCTCCGAAAGGGGCAATACGTATTGTATTCTATTGAAAGTATCTGGAATTTTATCACCACCTTCAAAACATACCCTATCCATGGCTTTGCTCTTGAAAGAATAAGGTTTAGAATTCTCATCCTTAAATAACTCGATAGCTAGTGACTTCATCATAATCTTTTAGTTTTTAGGGTTTATATTTATTTTTATCTTTATGCAAATATATAAATTTATATAATAATATGCAAATAAAATTCAATGGAGTTTTTGAGGTATATCTAACAAAGAACCCCGGACTATAGAATAATCCGGGGTCAGGAAAGAAGCCATACAATTATGAAATACTAATCTTCCTCTTTGGAAACCTTTTTCTTCTTCTTATCCTTGCCTTCTTTCGAAGGTTTGTCGGCCTTCTTCTCCTTGGACTTCTCCTTATTGGAAGGCTCTTCCTTCTTTGCCTTCTCCTTCTTGGGAGCTACCGAAGTACCTGAAGCCAGCTCTGCAGCATACTTCTTGCCTTCGGCCTCGGCCTTCTCCTTGGACATGGTTTTCAGAAGAGTACGCATCTTCTGGCGGTACTTCTTCTTCTGGTCAGAGGTCATCTCCTTGCCATCTACCATTGGGTAGTCGTAGGCATTGGGAGTGCTGGTGACCTTTTCCTTCTTGGGATGAGCCTCGGGCTTCTGGTTTTTCTTTGCCTTCTCTAGGGCCTTCTCTTCCGTAGCTGCCCGGGCCTTTTTGTTCCCAAGATTGATGATGTCTATCCATGCCTGAATTTTCTTTCCATGCTTCTTGTGGCCCGTCCAATCTTTCTTGGGGTCGAGATTGTTCTCTTCCATGTAGGCCAGCATTTCTTTCTGAGCCCGGCGTGCCTTCTTTGCGGCCAGGTCCTTCTTGCTGATGTCTTTTGCCATTGTTGTTGAGTTGATTAAATGAAAACTGGTTTGAATTACCTTTGCATGTTTATAGTTTGGTTAGGGAGTTTTTGGTCTGTACTTCCTTTATCTCTGAGATGATTATTTCCATCCCCTGAAGATTTGCCATCAACTTAAGATGGGCAACCGCATCATCCTGAGATATGTTGGTATATACAATTCTGAACCTTTCACCAGAGTCTTTGTTTTCAAAAATTATGGTTAAGATGTTCCCATTGGCCAAATCTTCTATGCGCTTTGCCAAAGATTTTACCTTCCCTATTTTTAGGGTCTTATCCTTGATTAAAGCCTGCCTTTTGCCAGGAGACAGTCCAGGCATAGATAATCTGGTATCTATATCCTGAACCATTTTGGTTAGTTCTTTAATCCGATAGATTAACCCTTTGACGGAGGAGTTAAATTGTCCCATTGAGGTCTTTGAATAGTGGTGTCACTTCCTATTTTCTGGGCATACTTATCAATCAATTCCTCTGTTCTAGAGATAATATACTCTGTCATCATTCTATTTTCTTCAGAGATATCTTTTTCTTCCTCTAGCAACAGCTGATATGATTGCAGCTGGTTACATAATGCCAGGTATATAATGCTGTCATCGTCTTGCATGGCCTTATACAAAAATGGGGAGAACCCCCGGTCGTATTCCGGATGGGCCTCCCCTGCATGACTCAAGTAATGATGTCCGAAATGGTTAGGCAGCGTCGGGCCTATTCCTCATCGTCTTCGTCCTCGTCGTCATCCTCGACATCGGCAGCCTTCCCTTTCTTACCCATGCCGGGCATCTTCGGTACCAGGGTGCCGTGCTCTTTCTTGGATTTAACCGATACCCCCGGAATGGTGGTATTAGATACGGCGATAACTTTGCCGTCCTTGTCGGTTACGACCGAGGTGATGAGAACTCCGTACTTCCGGACGTTCATGGCGAAGGTCTTTGCAACGTTTCCACCGCCCAGGTCGATGATATCGCACTGTTTGCTGTTCGGTCGCTGACCAGGTGCCCGGTTCTTGAGTCGCTCCTTCATGGCCTCTCGTTTGGCCCTCTTCTCTTCAGGGGTCAGTTCTTTCTTACCACCCTTTTTCGTTTCCGTCTTTGCAGCCTTTGCTTCTGCTGCCTTCTTCTTGGTTGCCATATTATGTTTGATTAAATGGTTTTCTTGATAAGGACATCCCCGAATGTTTGGTCATAGCCTATGGAGGTGGGCATTTGACGATTCCCGGGGAGCCCTTGGATTTGGTTATAGTCAGAAGGACCCTTACTTTTTCTTTTTCTTGGTGTCCTTCTTGGATGCGGCCTTTGCCTTGGGCAGAGTGATGCCCAGTTCCTTGGCCACCGCCTTGCGAAGTTGCTCGACGTCTTCCTCGTCGAATTCATCGGGGTCAGTTTCGAGTTCTTTGTCGTCGCAGAGGTCTTCGAGAGCTTCGAAGTCCATCCCGGCCAGATCCTCCGGGGTCACTTCGTCATCCTCATCTTCATCCTCGTCGCCATCTTCGTCCTCATCTTCGTCGTCCGAATCCTCGTCTTCATCTGACTCATCGTCTTCGTCCTCTTCTTCCTCATCGGAATCTTCGTCATCTTCGTCGGAGTCTTCATCCTCCTCGTCATCTTCATCTTCGTCATCCGAGTCCTCAGATTCCCCACCGAAGATTTCCTCGGCATCTTCTGCCGAGATGGGAGTCAGGATTGCATAGGAACCGTCATCGTATTTGATGAGGATAACTCCATTACCGAGAACCTTACGTTCTACCTCTTTTGCTGCAGCTTTTTTCTTTGCCATAATTGAATTGATTAAAGGTGTTTGAAAAATGTTTGATTAATTATAGTTTCGTGATAAACTTTTGAGTATATATCTCTCGGTTTTCTTGGACTGCCATAGCTTTCAAGAATACATTTTTATCCCTGATAGCTTCTACTTTCTGAGTGAACTCATTCTGGTTTTTTACTTCAAAAGGTTCACCTTCCTGAGTGTAGGTATCATCTACCGCATTATCATTTTCGGTATAATACCTTTTGACCCCCACTATAAGTTTTACTCCATCCCATGGGTTTTCTGGTTCCCTTTTATTTACTACCGTCATTTTGCATAACCATTTTTATATGCTGTATAATAGATTCTTGTATATCCTTCCTGTCCTATCCCTGAAAAAGCTTCGCTTATATATCTGTAGCCTTTTTTATTTGCTCGGTAATCATGTGCAAAGTGTTCAGGATAGATATAGTGTTCTCCGCATACCTTTTGGTTAGTTATTATGTAGGCATACCATCCAGTTTTGGTTTTCATCTTGAACTGGGATATTGGTACAAATCCCTGAGTTAATAGTTCTTTGAGAATAAACTTCTGTTCGAGTCTTCTTCTCACCATGGGCATTCCACCCAACCTTCTTAGTACTGCCTTTTGATATTCTGACCAATGTCTTTTAGTCCATCTTATGGAACTGATAACAGAACGTTTGGTCATAGCCTTATATGCTAATGCCACTTTTAATTGGTCCCAAGTTAAGTCACTCCTCTTCGTAAAGAGCCTTCTTTCTTTTTGACTCAATCTCTTTAGCCTTCGATAGCTTAATAAGCTTTTCCGGAATAGGCTTGAGAACAGTTCTATATTCTTTTGTTCCATAATTAAACTTATCTACCAAGTTCAAAAAGTACTTTTCTTTCTGTTGAGAGCCAAGTCTTTTTTTCCGAGCAATTCTTTTCCCTAATTCCCTCTGGGCTGAAGACTTCGAGTTTCGGTATACCTCGGTTAACAGTATCTTAGATATCGGCTTCTTTCTTTTTCCAGCAATGAGTAGAGATTGACCTATAACAAACTTCTTCTCTAATGCCGTTTTTCCTTTTATCCAGTGTACGGCTTTCAGATTCTCTCTGCCATAATAGGTTAAAAACCTTTTTCTAGCGGCCTTCAATGAATAGAATCCCTGTAATACTACTGCTGGTTCTCCCTTGTAGTTATAAGACCACGGATACCATTTATGAAGGTAAATCTTGATGTCCCTTTCTTTGATAACCTTTCCAAATCTTCTATGATATTCTCTCCTCCTCTTCTTTTCCAAGAAATATGCCCTTACATCAGGGGGTAAAGAATCCGGGTCTACTACCCCGTTAATTCTGGTAGCTTCCTTTAGACATTCCCTGTATCTATCCAGAAAGCGTTTATTCCTTTCCCTATATTTATGAACCTTGATTTTCCCGCAGAGTACTTTCCTTTGCCACTCTTGCTTCATCTTTCGGTTCAATTTTATAACCTGAGGTGGTACCCATGGAATTCCTAATCTGTAACAGGATTCCTCGAAGTCATCTGCATTTTTAAACCTATAGACTCGTGGCATATATCTCTACTCCTTCTTTTGTTTACGAAGTGCTGCCCGATACCATTGCTGAATGGATTTCTCTTTGGCATCCGGGAATCTCTTTTGCACTCTCCGAGTAATTCGGTCGATTGATAACCCCTTATAGGTTAATTCGAATACGTAGGATTTCTTAGTTCCTTTCCAAAGACCATTATCATCCTTTTCTTTCTTGGGTTTTTTGGGTTTCTCCAACCCCTTTACCCGTTTGGTCTTTTTCTGTTTAGTGACTGCATCCTCACCGATGAACCCAAGATTGAGTTGATAATTCCTCATCGGGTCATCCTTTGGATATCCAGCAAGTTCTAATTGCTGGTCCATCCACTTATCGTATTCATCGATGAGGGCATTATCCGGCTTATTATCCGAATGATGAATCCATGATGCCAGTCCATTGTAGTCAGCTGAACAAGCATCAGGGAAGGGCATCCCAAGAGCAACTGCTCTTCTCTTCATATCCTTGTAGGTCATATTTTCTAACCCACTTCCCATGACCTTTAGCTTCTCCTTGTTGAGCTTTAACGGTCTTTTGTCTTTTTTCTTACTTTTGCGCATATTTATATAGGTATAAAATTATTTTCTTATTTCGTTATACAAATATAATTAAATTTCTCGAAGTTGCAAAATAATTATATAAAAATTCTAAGAGTTCGTTCTCAAAGTTCTTTTCCTGCGTAATTTATAGGCTGTATCTAGAGTTTCACAGGTAAAGTCCATGTTATTTATTGATTTGTAGTTAATAGCTTTCTGTATGACCTCCCTGTATTCTTTCCAGAACTTCAAGCCCCCTTTACTGTCCACTGTTTTTTCAAAATATTGGGTTGCCAATAACCCGAAGGTGTCTGCAATGGTTTGACTCTCGAATATGTATATCCTTAAATCAGTTATAGCCTTAATTGTATCATCCTCACGTTTAATGGGCATCACTCCATAACCCTCTTCTGGGAAGAGTTCCTCTGATACAATAGCTGTAAAGTATCTCCTACTTGATGGTCCATTTTTCCAATACTCGGTTATTAACTGCCTTATCTTGAAGTCTGGGATTCTGTGTAAGTAGGACAGATACACCTTATCTTTCTTGGTAGACCTCCTTTTATATGCAGTAGGAGCTTGCAATACCCGAGGCATTATTCGATAGTTATTCCACCTATCAAACTCAAGAATCAGAGCATAAAGGTCTTTATCCCATTTATTCTCTGATTCCTTCAGCCTTTTCATGTTCTTTATGATACGGGGATTGGTTATCGAAGTCAATAACCATGAAGAATCTCCTGAGTGTATCTTAGCTTCCTCCTTGGGTAGTCTTTTAACTATGGCCCCGAATAGATAATCCCTGAACCTTGGCTCTATAGGAGATTGAGGATTTACTAATGATGGATGTAGTTTAAAGTAATCGGAGAATAGTTTGAAGAACTTCTCAGCTCTAGCCTTTAGTTCTAAATACTTGTAATGAGACATCTTGAGAATTTCTCCAGCTTCCCAAGTTGATAGGCCTTTGCCTTGTATAAACATAAGGCTGGCCCTCTCTTGCTCGGTCAAACAGTCCCAAGCCAATTCTTGATGTCGTTCCATATTTAGTATTGTTTGTTCATTAGAATCTCTTCAGTACTACCATCAGGGATTTGGGATAAATCAACCTCATAATCAGCCGAGTACATCTTGTATTCATCAGATTCATGGTAGGCTGAATATAATACATTCTCCATTGGTACCTCTATCTCCAAACTACCATCCATTTCAGGATATAACTTCACCAGCATCATCTTAGTAGTAAGATTACTTTCAAGTATGACGGCAGGTATTCCCTCGAATGGATATCCCCTTAATACAACGTAGTCCCCTATAGCAACCCGAGTAATATCGCTTACTGAGAATATCTTATTTGCCCTGGACATCCTACGGTATTTCTTTACTTCTTCCTTAGATATGGTAGCTACTACTGAATAATCATCAAAGTCCTCGGCATTATCTACTCTCAACCTTTTTCTTTTGGGTCGGTAGTCCAAAGACTTCATGAAGGATAGTATACCTGGGATATCTTTCTTGAGTTTGTTTAGGTAGTATCTGTCAAAGGCTTTTTCAGGCTTCATCTTTATGAACCCATAGTTGAATAATAATGGTACATCCTCGTACTCGTTATTACCTTTCCTGGACTTCTTTAGTACGCTTATAGTTGGTACTATAGCTTTCACATGTTTATACCCCCTACATTTCAAATCCGAGTTGATTCTCTTGTAGAATTTCCTGTCAAGCCTGAATATACAGTATACGTAGGGGGTTTTCATATTACTTGTTCAATTTACGAGCGTATTTGAATACGTCTGAATATGTTACCAATCGTTGAATCTCTTTGAACATGTACACGGCTAAATGTACTTTTGGGGTTTTTATCTCCATTCGGGAAAGTTCTGAACAATTTTTCATAAGGAACGAATCTATTTCCCCAGCTTCCACAATGAAGAATGCTTCTCCTTTTGGCATAGAATTATACCTCATGATAAGTATGGGTATCTTTCCAGCACGTTTAGCATCTTTTGTGGCTTGTTCCCAAAAGGATATGATTTTGCAACTCTTGAGTCCGAGTAGGATATGTTCGAACTTAATCTCTTGATAGTTTTTACATTCGATTGAGAATGGGAAGCGACGTGAGTGTTTCTCATCAGTACATACCAAATCTCCCATAGCATCCTTAGCCTTTGCCCATCCTCCTGAACCTGGGGTTCTAGAAAATTTATATCCTGTCCAGGATTCCCAGGCCTTTGCTATAGTACGCTCGAACCTGCTTCCTTTGTTTCGACTATTCTTTCTCATGTTTGATAGTGTTTAATACCAATAGTCTAATGTACAATACCAGTATAATACCCCTCTTGGTATTTCTTATAAATACTCGAGATACCTGCTGAAGTGATTTTCAGAGAAAGTTTTTGAATTATATACTTGTTTGTAAATCCCCTTTTTCTAAGCTTTATGATTTTCTTAAACTCCTCTTCATTAACTTTACTGTGTACATGCCAACCTCTTTTCATATAGTTGGGATTATTGTGTTTCTTACCATAGATAGTTTTCAACCTACCATCTTTAACCATTTGTTGTGAATTCATTTTCTTGGTGCCCCAATAAAGGTTTTTGTAGTAATCATTCAAAGGGTTGTTATCTATGTGACATACTTCAGTATACTCTTCAGGATTTGTATTACATACCCAAGCCAATGCTACTAACCTACTGCGATAGCATTTTATTTTACCTTTTTCTTTATGTACTAAGGATATCTTATATCTACCATCGCCTTTCCTTTGATAACACCGTATGCGATGGAATGAAGTAGACATTTTATGACTACCTTTTATATACCTACTGTATACTCTACCACTTTTACTAATATAATAACCTGGGAATCCCGGAACATTATCTTGTCTCATACCCAATAGTTAATAAAATTAACTATAGTAAGATAAGCCTTTGTCCCTCTTGACTGTTAATACTCTGGCCTTGATTGGTATACTCTCTTGATGAGTTACCATGAATACTGTTAGCTTTTCGGTTATGGATATCTTTTCTAATAGTTTACTTACCGTATCACAATATTCCCTATCTAACCCCTCAAAAACCTCATCCAAAAATAACACATTAATTCTACAGTTTCTACGAATCATAGAATTCATAGCCAATACCATAGCTATGTTCACCAAAGTTTTTTGCCCTCCTGATAATTCCTCGTATGATACTTCTATACCATCCATAATTATCTGGGTATTGAAGTCCTTCTTTACTCCTTGTATATCTACATAGAATAGGATACTGAACCCAAGTACGTCTGAATATGATTCAAGGGTTTCATTCAGAATATCCATTGAACTCTCGAATAAGAACGCTTTTATACCCCTGTTCCCAAGGGGGTCATCCATTACCCATTTATAATTATCAACCTTTTCCTTCTGACTTTCCATCCTTTCTTCTACGGTGGATAATTTCTTGGTTATGGTTAAAAGCTGGGATTTATACTTGGTTATTAAGCCCTTGTTAACTCCCACTTTTTTTTCTGATGACAGTCTTTTTATTTCAGCTTCTACTTGTTCTATCTCTCTTTGTATCTTCTTTACTTCATACTCCTTATCCCTGAGTTCTTCCAATTCATCCCGATAACCAGATATTCTGTCGGATATCTTGGAATATTTACCTTGTAACCTTTCAATGTCTCCAAAGGCTTTCTTTACTTCTATTAGGCGTTTCAAAGAGTTCTTAATATCACCCCTCTTCAATAACTTTATTATTCCTTCAATGAACTCTTCTAGAGATACCTTAGTTTTCTTCCTGGCATCATTTATCTTATTGATAATATCCCTTTGACTCTCCTTTGCATCTGATAACTTTTGTTCGATTCGGTTTTTCTGAGTTACTGTCTCCTTAAGCTCACTTGATTTTTTGGCCTTAGCTAGCAGTGATAATCTCTTCTCAAGAACTTTAACCTTTGAAGAGATGTCATCTTTCACGGTATTAGCCTGTTTCTTTAGGTCATCAACCATCCTTTGAACGGACTGTTTCTTATCCTCTAAAGTTCTATACCTTTGATAGATATCTTGATATTCTTTCAGAGCTTCAGTATAGTAACCCTTAGCAATATCTCGGGCCTTAGATATGTATTCCAACTCAAAAATCTCCTCAAACAATTCTTTCTTGTCTGAAGAAGATTCTTGTATCAGTCTTTTCATGCCTTGACCGAATAGTACTGAATTCATAAAAAGACTATACGACATACCTAAATCAGCGATTATAAGCGCCTGTATCTCCCCCTTACTTTTCTCTTGTACTTCAACAGCATCTATCTCATATATAAGTCTATCTTTACCTTTGGCTCCATTCACTTCACCCTTATACTTAAGGCATCTGGTTATCTTGTGAGTTTTACCATTCTTACCAAAGTATATTTCTACCTTAGTACCCTGATATGATTTGGGTCGATACTTCTCCCAGGTATTCACATCAGACTTACCCTTAATATTCTTACCATAAGCACCCCAAACTAATGCTGATAAGATTGTAGTTTTACCCTCTCCTGTTGCCCCCCTAATTACAGTTATCCCCTTTGAGCTTAAGTTTAGTTCCAAATGAGATATAGAACAGAAGCCGTCGATTATAATATTACCAAACTGTATCATTCTGCTTCCTTGATTACTTTTAATAATGTGGCCTTTTTATTTTGGTCTTTTATACCTTTTGCCCTCATATATCTCCTTACCATTGTTTTCTTAGTAAGTTCCCGAGTTATTTGCGGGGTATCTTCCACCACCATAATCCGAGACTTGCTAGCAATGACAGTATAATAATTCCCGTCATCCTTAATTTCATCTTCTGATGATACATCCACAAATTTAGGAAAGCCTTTGAATGGCTTGAATTCCATTGAGAAGTCTTCATATATTTTCCAATATCCAAGTTTACAATTACGGTCTGTTCTCCTCTGTTGTATGGGAGCTCCTACCATGTATATCTTTTTTCCGAGTCTCTGTGGTTTATGTATATGACCTATCAATACCAACTTGAATTTAGAGAGTAAATTCACATTCAAATTCTCTACTGTTCCAACTTCAGTGTTGTCGGTATCTTTAGCTCCAGGATAATCAGTATGTAATAATAGGATTGTTGGCTTTAACATAGCTTCTTTCAACTCAGCTTTTATTAGCCCATCCAACCCTTTGTTATGGTCTAAGTAAGGAATACCTACTACTCTGAACTTATCAAACTCATGGTATGAGAAGTCTATATTGTGTAGGAATGAGTATCTTCTACACAGGTTTGCCCAGTGTGATGGTGATTGATTAGTTATAGAATTACTTTTCTGCAGGTCATGGTTTCCTGATATACCATATATGTTAAATTCCTCGCACCTATTTAACTCTTCGAACTGTTCTATTATAATTTCATCCAGTGAAGTACTTATATATTCTGGACGGTGCATAAAATCCCCGCAAAAGAATGCCGGGCATTTATACTTAATACATAAGTCTTTAATCAAAGAGAGGACCCTGAAAATACTTAGGGTCCTCTTGTTATCCTCATTGAACTTAGAGAATTCTCCTAAGTGCAAATCGGAGAATGCTATACCTATCACCTTCATAACTGAAGAAATTTCTTGATAAGGTGTTTTCTCTTCTCGTAGTTCATCTCATCCAGTATCATGACTTTTATCTTGTAACCCATGATTTCCAGTGTACCGGTATTAGGTATACCATTTACATACTGGAGTATATTTGAATCGGGTTTATATCCCCACAGGTCAAGTATACCATACATTACCTGCGATACCTGGAATTGATAATACCGAGATAATACTCGTTTACCATTGTCTTCTATTACCCACTCGTTAAAGAAGCTTGCTGAAAAAGGTATGAAAATTAGGTGAGTACACTGTTGACCAAGTAACATACGACATAAGTCTACTGCATGGTCTAAGTCGCATTCGGCTATCCTGTGAGAAAGTTTGTTGATGAAGTATGCTGCCGAATCAAAGTATGACCGGTCAGTTACAAAACTGTCTTCTCCCCTGAAAGCTTTGTTACGCAGGTTGAGTACTTGCATATCCTGAGCAAATACTGTACGGGCATCTTGCTGAATCATATCAGCATGAGGCATGTCTCTTGTTTCAGGTACCAAATCCGAATATGACCCGGATATGAAAGGTATCTTTAACATATCCGCTACTTCCTTGGCAATGGTTGTTTTTCCAACCCCCGAAACACCGGTGAACATAATTTGATATTTCCTACCGTTGTACATAATGTTGTAGTTTTTTGAAAGGTTCCAAAAAATCGGGTATCTTGAAAGACCTTAGGTTAAACTTGTCAAGTACCATGAATAACCTGTCTTTCCTTATATTATTAGTACATCCTTTTACCCAAGGGATTATCTTTATTGGATACAGATTCAAAGCAGATCTCAAGTCTATCAGAGACTTATTCTTCTTATATAACTCTTCTAATTGATCTCTTTCTATACCTTTGAATTCTGCTTCACTATCATTAATAAAATCTGCTATACTACCAAATTTATCAAGGAATGATCTAGTCTTTACTTCTCCCATACCATAATAACCAGGTATGTCATCTGACTTATCTCCGTTGAGTATTAAGTAGTCAACACATTCTTCTGCTGAATATCCCATTATCTCTCTACATGTCTGGTTATGTACTAGAGTTTCTTTACTTGGGTTGAATATCTTTACCTTCTTATCTAACAATTGACAGAAGTCTTTGTCAGAAGATATTATCAGTGATTTTCCTTTATGGTTTATTACCAACCAAGCAATGTAATCATCTGATTCATGTCCCAATCCCTTATTGTCTATGATCATTTGAACTCCCAGTAATCTCAATATCCTTCTCAACAAAGCCAATTGTTTATTGAAGTCTTCATAATCCATACTTACCTTACTTCTGTGAGCTTTATAACCCTCCAATAAGTCATTACGGAAGTTTGATGATTTACTCTTATGTGTATCAAATGTAATTACCACATGACTTGGCTTAAACCTTACAAGGTATGAACCAAATATTCTTAAGAACCCATATACTAATCCTGTTCCAGCTCCATTATTAGCTTTAAGATTCTTAAACTTATGGTATGAACGGTGAGCAAGGTTACTACCGTCCACTACCATAAGCATTCTTGGCTTTCTACCCCTCGTCTGGGATGATTTCATCTTCTTCTGTATCATCTGATTCTATTTGAGATTCATAGTCTAGATCTTCATCAACAGGGAACATATTTCGTGTAATCTTCTTTAGCTTACGCTTAGTAGTTCCTATGGTATTTATTCCTGCTGCCCTGAGTAATTTTTTCCTAAGATCTCCATCTTCTTCTATCAACCTATGGAAAGCATCTTCACCACGGCATAGTTTATTACCCTCGAACACGTATGTACCTCCACCAAGCTTTTCAATTACACCAGCATCTTCTAAAGATTCTTCTAACCAGAAGTATCTGTCAAAGCCAACTTCGTGATACTTTGGGTTAAAATATATAGGAGCTTTGGATATAGTTTCCCGAGGAGGAGATACCTTATTCTTTTTCATCTGAACAGTTACATATTTACCTGCTCGTCTTTCCTTACCCTTATACTTAATCTTGAGAGTCTTACCGGAATAGAAAGCTAACCGGATTGAAGCATAGAACTTGAGTGCTGCTCCACCAGGGGTTGTACTGGTATCTTGACCAAACCCTGCACCCAGTTTACTACGTAATTGATTGATACATACCATGGTTACTCCGAGTCGATAGAACAATTCGTTCCTTATTCGGAACATCTTATATATCTGCTTAGCTCGGTTTCCCATCTCGGCCTTGCTATCCGCCATCTTTGCATCAATGGCTTCTATTGAATCAAGGGCTGCTATTGAGTCTATCACAACTATGATAGGCTCATTACTGGTTAACTTAGACCTCCAATATATTGCTAAGTCTGCTATAGCATCCGATATGGTTTCTATCCTGGTGTCATTTAATACTGTTACTCGTTCAGGGTCTAGACCATTTTCCTCTGCCCAGGAGTTCATCCATGCCTGTTCAGCATCTACCCAAATCACATGACCTCCTAATTGCTGAGTTGCATAAGCAAAGTTATAGGCTATAAGAGATTTACCTGAAGACTCCTCGCCCATAATCTCTATAATCTTACCAAATGGTACACCCCCACCCATCTGATAATTGAGAGCAAAGAATGTGGATGGAATCCATAATCCGTGATGATTTATGGTACTGGCCTTTAATTGGAGAGATGACCCATATTTCTTGAGTATCTCATTTTGTGTGGGTATCTTAAACTTCTTACCTCCGGATTTACCAGTGGCTTTGGTTTTCCTTGCCATACTTGATTATTTATTAAAGATGAAAAAGTGGGATATAAAACTATACCCCACTCCTACTTTAGGTATATATCTAGAGATTTTAGATATCGCCCTTATATTTCTTCTTTTTATTGGCTAAACCCTTTCTTTTATTGCCCGATTTTTTCTTTGGCATATCATCTTCATCCTCATCATCACCTCCTTCATTAAGGAAAGATGCCAACTTCTCTTCCAATTGATCATAAGAAAGGATACTTGCTCTTACTGCTTTCTCAAGATCTACATCATCTCGGTATTTCTTATCCAGCTTGGTTTTCTGACATGGTGATACAGAATAGCTTGTATCCATCTTACCAGATCCAGTTCGGGTAATCTTAATATCATACCCCTCAATGGGATCGGTCATATCACCCCAATCCTCCTCATCAAGGTATAAATCTATGATATCCTGATATACCGAACGGGGTACCATCATGGGTTTATCAATCTTATCAGGATCTACCTCTTTTCCCTTAGTATCTTTATAAGCTATGACCCCTAAGATATACCTTCTTCTGGGTACTAACTTAGATGCAAGTGCCTTATCATCAGGATCATCTGAATTCTTAAGCTCCTGGAATTTCTCCATGAAAGGACATGGCTCATCAAATGTTGCCGGGGATATGATACCACCATCCTTTGGACCAAGGTAGAATTGAACAACTTCTATACCAAGTTCCTCATCGGCACCTCGGGATTTAATACGTACTCGTATTGTTCCTTCTTTTGGATATATCATCCCTCCACCACCACCTCGCTTTTCTAAATCCTTCTTTCTAGCGAGCATTTTCTCTCTAGTAGTCATTACACTACTTGAACTCTTTTTAGTTTTCTCTTTCATAGCTTTATTTATTGGTTTCAATATAAAGTATCTCGTTCAGTGATAATATAGTTGTTACCTGATCAGGAAGGTCTATTACATCTAATTCTTTACCTGCATATAGACCATAAGTTACTACTGCACCAACCTGAAGACCTGGATAATCTACTTCCTGTTCTTTGGTAATATACCCAACTTGAATTACTACCCCTTTACGTGGTACAGTATCCTTATCATGATCCTGTGGGATATAAAGACCACTCTGAGTTTTAGTCTCTGATGTTACCTTCGGGGATACAATTAATACCCTCCCACCTGTTGGTGTTCCTACACCTTTCAGTTTTTCGTTTAACCATTTTGCTTCTTCTACTGAAAGAAGGTTTAATTCTACTTTTGACATAGTTACTGTTGTTTACGTAAGTTAGCTGATACAGTTCTCAATATGTTTTCTCTTGACTCGTATGCACGACATATTCCAATGAACTTATTTGCATTGTATTCTGCCTTCATATACCTTTTCAAAGCTCCTTGATAGGCTTTATTATTTTCTGCCTTATGTGAAGCTGCCTCATTATTTACATTACCTGACTCCTTATAATAAAGCCATGCCTTGCTATATGCTTGATCTTTGGCTTTTTCAAGCTTATCCCTTTTATAGATAAGCCTATCCCTAACCATTACAAGTAAAGCATAATTAGAAGGGCTCTTTCTTAAAGACTGATTAACCAAGTTCTCATCAATCATGAGCTCCTGATCTAAATCAATCTCATAGGTCTTCCCTTGAAAAAGTATCTTCAAGGTATTTTTCTTAATCTGGGATAACCGTACTACCTTTTGACTTTTTTCCATATAACACCTCTTTCGTTGAAGTATTTATACATGGTCATAATACTTATTTTGTATTTGGCCTTTATCTGTATGTTACTCATACCACTTTCATAATCTTCTATCATACTATTTATAGACTCATCATTTAACTTTTGGCTTGGTATATTAAATCTACCATCATCTATACATTGTTTAGTATTTTCTTTATGAGTACACCAGTATAAGTTTTCTACTGTATTGTTTTCCCTATTATTGTCTTTATGACCTACACATGGCTTATTATCTGGGTTAGGTATATAAGTTTCAGCTACTAACCTATGTATGTTAAATGTATACTTAACCCCATCGTTATTTCTTAAGCTTACTATAATGTAACCATTATTCTTCTTTCTCTTAGTCATTTTCCTCCAAGTAACTTTGTCTTTATACTTGGAGTATACATCACCACTTCTTGTAACATGATAACAATCAAAGTATGGTATATTACCTTTCATATATCCTTTTCTCAAATTCCATTTTATTCCTAGCTATCTCTTCTGGATACAACTTAGGGTAATCTTCTATTTCAATACCTCTGTACTTACGATGTTCTTCTAAGTACTCATCTGGATTAAAATCTGGTTTAAGCATTTTCCTATAATCATAACCGGGTATAAATGGTAATTCCTCTGCCATTGAACGTCCTATAACAAAATCCATGCTCATATTGACGTCGTCTATCTGAAAGTTAAAATATTCTTTTGTATTAGGGTTACGACAAGTTTCCCATATTTCATGTACTACCCATGTATTTATATATTCTGGCCTCACCAAATAGTAGGTAGCATCGTGAACATTACAAGTCTCTTGCATAAATGGCAACTTACCTTGTCTCATTTTCCAATAGTTTAATACTGAAGCAAATAAGTTCATATCAGATGCTGCTGATTGACATGGCATATTAACAGATAATCGTACTGCGTATGCTGCTTCTTGTTCATTATCGGAATATACCTGAGGTAACCTTCTCTTTCTTCCGAACAAAGATTTTATATACCCATGCTTAATCAATACCTTTTCTTGATGAATCATGAACTTTTTAATCTTAGGATGTTCATAGAAGAATTCATTTAACTGCTGCTGAGCTTCATCTGGTGTTACAATAATACCAGCTTTTGGATCTGACAATTTAACTGCAAGCAGTTTCTTCTGAATACCATAGATAATACCGAAGCAAATCTGTTTTGCCTGCTTTCTTCGGTTCTTCCAAAGATTATGATCTGGGTGTTGTTCATCACTGTAAGCTTTATATGCTTCCTCATATGATACCCCATACTTCTTTGCTGCAATAGCAAGGTGAGGATCCTGACCTTTTGCAAAAGCCTCAAGATATGTTTCATCCCCAGACAGATGAGCCATGATTCTTAACTCTGCTTGAGAGTAGTCAAGAGCCATGTACAACTTACCATCTGGGGCTACTAATTGCTTCTTTATATTTGGGTCTACTGAAGTCTTTGGGATTTGCTGTAAGTTTGGTTCTTGAGAATTATGATTTAGGATATTATTAGCCACAAACTGATGACAGTTCATAACGGATAAATCATATACACCTTTCTTACCTATCGGTTTAACTTTGGTAATACCAATTTCTTTATACATTTCCTTACCTCCTTTTCTTTTGAGAATCTAGTAAGATTTAGAGATTTTAAATCTAGTCTTATAATTTTATAGCCAAGAGATTTGAGAATACGGTCTCTACCACTATCTGCTTCTTCTTCATGCAAATTTCCATCTAATTCCAAGTTGTAATGACCCTTTATTAAAAAGTCTAGATGTATATTATGTTCTGGTATATAATATTGTATTTCATGCTCTATACCCATTTTTTCTAGAGCTTTGTGAAATTTATACTCTATCAAATTTGTAGGAAACTTAATACCATTATCTACTATCTGTTTCCTAAAAGCTCTCCTCAAAGAACGATTTATCTTCCTAAGTTCCCAAATAAGACAATCCATTTTATAGATAACCTTAGGAGTATTATAGAAAAATACATCTTCCCATCCCATTCCAGTAATAACTTTACATAAAAGTTTTATATCACATCTAGAAAGAGAATACTGTAGTTTAGTATTAAGTAAAGGAGATCTATTTGGTAGTTTAAAGTTATAGAACTGTTGTATGTGTGACAATTCCCAAGAAGTTAATTGTAGTCTCTCCTTCAAATCCTGTTTACAAGTAGATTTTTTAACGGCTTCTTCTAAATCCAATAAAGGTATAAGCTTACGGGGTTTATACCAATTAATCCTATTAGAATTATTACTACCAATCTGTTTATTAGCAATCTTCTTTCTATGAGATTCCTCTATTTCTTCCCTAGTAAACCATTTATATAGAGAACCTCTCACTATCCTATGACCAATGCCAAAATGATAATTAAAGTCTTCTATATTCCAATTCTCTTGAAAGAAGTAATGTAAAAGATCTTCTTTCTTTATATATCTTTTACCATCCTCTACTATTAACTTTAATTTTCTCCTTGGACCGTTGATAGATTTATCTTCGAATACCTTTTGCCTATTGTTCGTAGTCTGGGACATATCTTAAAAGTTTAATTTTAGAATCAATAGTATTTCGGTATTTGTTGTAAATTTCCCTTAATCTTTTAGTACCTTTATTGGTTATAAATTTATGATCTAAAGTACATTGAATAGAAGTACCATCTTCAAGTGTTACTTCATACATATCATCAACACCCTTATATATGAAGTTTTCTATTAATTGCCACCCATCTTTAGTCATGGCACATAATCCTTCACCAATCCAATCCTTAATATCTATAATTGGTATTTCTCCATATTGAGTTAATACTTTTGTATCTCCGCCTATGCAACTCAATCTACCGCTTGTTGTTCCATGTATCAAAAATCTACCATGTAATTTACTATCATCCTGTACTTTATCATGCCACCCTTCTATATATGTAGTGTACATCTTCTTCAATCCTCTCAACTTGAGTAGATTATCCAAGAATATTGCTTTTGGACTTTCTGGATTTTTAATTGACAACCGAAGTTCTACCAATATATCCTCATCAGTACTCGGCTTATCAGTATCACGATTTGTAGTCTTATCCTTTGTATATTTTATAATAGGGAATTTGAACCCTTTTTCAGAATATAACAACATCGGTAAGTCTACTGGACTACCAAGATTTATATCCCGAGTTAATTCCAATTCCTTCTTTGTTGTAAATACACCAGCTCTTATGTTGGATATTTTCTGTTCCCTGCTAGCTATCTTCCTTGCATCTTTTGGATCACTATAATCCAAGTCTTCAAGTTCTCTTTCAATTGAAGAAATGTATTTGCTTATTCTTTCTTGGATAAGCCATCTAGAGAATCTTTTTACTCTTGGAAGATTCAAGCAACCAGAAGTTGCTTGATCAATCTTTGGTTTGTAAGATTCAAGTAATTCTTGATTGAACTTTCTATCAAGGTATAATCCGGTTTTTTCTGCATGCTGCAATACCCTGGAAGCTGGCATTATCAAATGCCTTAATAAAGGATACATACCTATTTCTATCAATTTGTTCTCAAAGAACATAGATAATCGTAAGGTATAATCTGTATCCTGACATCCATATTTGCAAAGTTGTTCTAATGGCTTTTTATCCCATGGTATCTTATCAAACTTATCTGCCTTCTCATAATCCCCGTGTTCTGGTAAATACCTACGAACCATCGATTTAAGGTCATTCGGTCTCTCTTCATTTAAGAGGTACTTCATTAACATACCATCTAATACTGTACCTCTTACATATATACCATACAACTCAAATATCTGAAGGTCAAACTTCAGATTCCAACCTACTTTGGTTACTTTTGGATTCTCAACTACTTTTCTACCAAAGTATAGAAGCCATTTTTTCCAATGAGGGTTATCATATTCATGATGACATAATGGAATAGATACTCCAGAACCAACCTGAAAAGTTACTGATAGAATGGTTGGTCTGAATGTTTTATTGTATATGCCTTCAGCATTGGTCTCATAGTCAATTGAAGCTATACCTGTCTTCAGACAAGCTTTCACAAGTTTCTTAACCTGTGAAAAACTCTTAATTATGGCATATCTTGACTCCATCTATAATATTATTAAATATTGCAGTATTCAATAGTTATTTAATAAACCATAACTCTGTTGAGATTCTTTAGCTTATTCGACAATAAGACAGTATACTTTTTACGGTATACTGTCTATAACCTACTTCAATATTTGAAAGTCTTCCATATTGTTTTTATATGTTTTATGAGTATTCACCAATATCCTACCATGTAATCCAGAATATTTCTTGGGAGTTAAGTAATCCTCTCCATATATGTCTTCCAATACTCCATGGTAAATATTCGGTACTCTCAAATCTCTACCTTCAAATGTTAAGAATACATCCGGATATTGGTTCTTGTAAAAATCAATATTCTTTATGATATTGTTATGTTCAGGAAAAGCTAATGTTGCCCAACAATTCTCTTGAGTGTTATTATACCTTTTCCTATTCTTTTCATAAAGGTTTTTAAGGTAATTCATTCTTTCCCTTTCAAGGGGAATATTAGCAAATTTCCAGCTCCTATTCCTTAAAAAGAAGAGTTCTAGTTTAATTAATTGCAATTCATATAGAAATCTTTCCCTTTTCCCCTTATCTTCTGGAACTCTATCTAATGGGAATATATCTATGAATATGCCTTGATTAAAATCCCAATTAGCCTCTAAATCCTTTTCCAATATAGCAGTAGTATCACTCCTTCTTATCTTAGCATGTTGATAGATAGAACTATCAGTATCTGGTACTTGTAAGAAATATGGATATTCTAAATTTTCCCTACAGTATGATATAAACTTATCATATTCATCTCTGAACATTACCAAATCGATATCATCATCCCAAGGTATGAATCCTTGGTGTCTAACTGCACCTAATAGTGTACCTGCATCAAGATAATATTTTACTCCTATCTTGTCACATATATTAACTACTAGATCTAACATATCTAGTTCTATATCCCATACTTCTCTCCTAAGGTTGCTTATTAGATGACCATTATGGATATGATTACTAATATAACTCATATTATTCATGATTGTATAATAATCTTACTACATCAATATCTTCTGCGAAAGTTACCTTGAAGTTCAATCTATTACCCATTACATAGTTCACTAAACCACCGTTGTCTTCATACAAATCAGAAGCTGTTTGGTATTCTATACCCTTATCTTTTGCCTTATTATAACATCCATAGAATTGGTAAAATGGAAATACCATGGGAGTCTGAAGCCTCATGTACTTATCCTTAGTATATACTACCTTATCAGAATCTAATCTTAATGTACCAGTTGCTGGAATATACGGTACATATGCAGTGCTATTAAACCTACAATTATTAATCATGAATGTTAGTAGATTTTCATCGAAACCAACTCTTACACCATCATGGAAAGTAACTGTATTTGGCCAAAGTGATTCCTCATCTGTTAATAAGCTTTCAAATCCTAAGATTCTCGAGTGTTGTGCAGTATCACCACCTGGTATTACTGTGATTAATCTGCCTAATTTACCTGGATAGTTATTAGATATTCTATTTTTTACCCACTCTACATACTCTGGATTCACAACAAGAACTATCTTACGATAGCATCCAGTACGTATAAATTTATCTAATGAGATTTCAAATAGGTATTTATCTTGTGATACTTTTAAGAATTGTTTGGGTACTTCTTTATTTGTTCTTGTACCCTTTCCAGCCATGGTAATTATAACATCATTCATAAGACAATAGTGTTTGATACTATGTACTCGGAGCGGGAGTCGAACCCGCAAGGTCAATGACCGTCAGAGCTTAAATCTGATGAGTTTACCTATTTCTCCATCCGAGCTTTTATTAATTAGTACGGGAGACAGGATTCGAACCTGCGACCCCTTGCTCCCAAAGCAAGTACACTAACCTGACTGTGCTACTCCCGTAATTGGTACCAGCCTGTATCACTACTGTCTAGTACCTCCGAATTTACCAGGACTGTTGTCCACGCGCAAAATAAGAAAATCCTTGGTGGGCCCAGAGGGGTTTGAACCCCCGACCTTCGGATTATGAGTCCGCTGCTCTTACCAACTGAGCTATGGGCCCTTGTGAGGGTAATGGTAATTTCTTCACTACTAAACTCGATTCCCAGAACAAAACATCATTTCAATTACCAATTACCCTCTGAGGTTATCTCAATTCAGTTTGGATTGATGTCTTAAGCTTAACCCAATCTTTTTTATAGCTATGCAAACTATCAATAGTATGATATAAATATCCAGGTTTAATTCCTACTTCACTAGCTACATATTCCATCAGTCTCCATGCCAAATATACATCATTTCCGAAATGAGTTACAAAATCGGATGATCTTTGGTGATAGCAAATATTTAATTGCTTTTCTCCTCTGGCATTCTCCCGGATAAGGAAATCATAATACATTGAACATGGTATTCTATGTTCACCACCAAGATAGTTTGAATCACAATCCTCATTAAAACCATCCTCACCATATATATTTAGTATGGCTTTTCTAGTATCGTTGTCTGTTTTTAACAACTCTATAATTGCTTCTATTTTAGAAAATGCCTTGCCTTTATATGAAACTGTCTCATTCATACGTTCAGCATAGGTATAATCAAAGAACCCATTTACTAAGAACTCTTCCCAGATATCTTTACGTAATTCCCAAGCTTTACCTGGATTTTCCATTACTCCACTAATTCTCTCTTTAAATTCGGCATCTGCCCAATCTTTAGATTTGGTAAATACAAATAATGGAGATGGATCATCCATGTGAGTTAAGCAATATTGTTCACAAATAAGCTCTTTAGTTATGAACTCATCTTTGCCTTCTATTACTTTGTTTTGGTAAGTTTTTGGTTTTACCTCTATACCCATCTCCCATATATTACGGGCAGTCTCAGACATCAATTCGTAGGGATTTGAATATATTCTCATGGTTATAATTTTTTTTATGTTTGCAATTCAATAGACTTCCCTTTCTTAGAAAGGTAGCCAGTCTTCATTACCAAGTGTACAATCCTTAGCCAGAGTTTTGGGATATTTGAATAGTTCTGGTCTCAATACTTTCAAAGCTCTTTTATGTACCTTATACTTTATCTTTTCGGGATCTACTTTAAGTAAGTACTTCAGCCTATCGTACCAATTACTATCATATATACCAATTCTATCACTAAGCTTTAATAGATCCTCATGAGCATGGTACATCAATAATACCGTATCATCATTGAATATCTGACTAAAGTGTATTGATATACAGAATTTATCCCCAGTGAATATGTATTCACCAATTCTTTGTATTAATAAAAGATCACATATTAGTCTTTTAGTTACTTCAGAAGCCCTCATGAATACCGTTATCATGGGATAATCCATACCAGCTTTCTTTGATACTGTCAATGATAATAAACAATTCTTTCCATGTGCATGCTTATTATCAAACTGATACCCTATGTTGAAAATCTTTCTTGAATTCAATGATCTCACCACTTCTTGTCTCAGATCAATCATTGAATTCTCATCTATATAATTAGCTATCAAAGATTTCCATTTAGCAGATGTATAATTAAAGTGCCTTCCAAAATCAAATTCCGGGTCTACTAGAGGTTCTTTAATATAAATAACCAAATCATTTATATATTGAGCTTTACCAATTCTTTCAATATCCAAACCGGGAATATTGAATAAGAATAACCTGTTAAGCCCCTCCCAAGCTTTCATGCTATTTCGGAACACTAACAGGTTATTCTTTACTTTTAACTTACTCATTAGCCTCAGCTATTGGTTCGTTATCATCCATATCATCTTCATCAGGTGAAGAGAATGATATCAACTTTTTCTTTTTCTTCTCTGTATTCTCTTCCAACTTTAGTTTAAGGCCATACTTCTCTGTGAACTTAAGATATGTCTTCTTTATCATGTTACGCTTTAGAATTGATGGACATACCTCTGGTAATGGAATTCCATCCCAATCTCCAATTTCTAAGTCAGAGGCCAACATTGATTTTTGCTTATATCCTAAATCTTTCCTAAGTACTTTGAAAGCTCTAAAACTGTTGCCATAGGTTTTATAACTAGCCTCATCACTTGTCATTAATTTTTTCAGTGACTTACGTATCTTTTTCCTACGAGCCTCATCATTACAGTTTTCTTTCAAGAACTCTTTTAAGTCCTTTATGTTCTGATATAGAAGTATAGTAGTATCATTTGCCCAAGCAGCCTTGATAACTAACTTCAATGAGAAATTATCATGACCATAAATGTACTGTCCCATACGACAGAACAACAACATGTCTATAGGCAACCTTGTAACTATTTCTGATGAACGTATGATTACCGTCACCTCGGGATTATCAACCCCGATCTTACGAGAGAATATACCCCCAACCAAGCATCCTTTTCCACTGCCATGATTATCAGCAAAATGGAAACCTATGTGATAATTCCTATTTACTGCCTTATTCTCCTCTAACTTCCTTATCATTAACTTTGCCTGATCAAGAATATCAAGATCAAGGTAATTAGTTATTAATCCAGTCCACTTAGTAGCTGTATATCCAAATAACTTACCAAAATCAAATTCTGGATCAAACTTAGCTTCTGATATCTCTACTACCAGATCATAAGTGAATAATGAATCGGTTAAGTTATACCCTATCCCTTCACTAAACCATTCTGGTTTCTTAACCAAAAAATTTTCAAGTATTTGCTCCCAAGCATCTACTGGCCTATTGCTCTTTACTATGTTCATATTAATACTTCGACTTTTGACGGAACATATTAATGTGATTCTTTTTGAAGTAGATGTAGAATACTTCCTTTGAATCCATACCTATCCATCCAAGGTATCCACAGAAATATATGAATGCCTTCACTAATTCAGCCTGGTACTTTAACTCTTGAGTCATTACCTGAGATTGCTTCCAAGGCTTATTCTTCAAAAAGTTACGAGCAATGTTAAGGTGATGGGTTATCTTCCACAGTATGTATGGATATTGAATTTCATAGTCCTCATAGTTATACATCCTACCACCAACTAATAAGTTTATGTTGTATTCAGGTAAAGATCCACTATCTTTATTCTCATACCACTTTAAGAGATCTATCTTTTGATGATTAAGTGTAACATCAATATTACCCTCATCCATCAACCATTTCACTCCCATATTCTGAGCAGTATATAATACATCACCTCTCATTTCATTGAAACTATCAATTTCAATCTTATTGAAGTGATTATCCTTAGCATACTTCTCCATATATGACATAATGTCATCTGGACCTACATTTGCATATATTAGCAACTCTACAAAGAAGTGTATTGCATCTGCATTCTCTTCATTGGCATTTTGAAGATTGTTTAACAATTCAATGTAGATTGAGTCTTCACAATTACCATTAGCTAACTTCCAATGATTTTTACTCATACTTTCACTGATAGCTTGGAATGATTCATATCCCTCTGATAATTCCTCTACCACTCTAGCAGTGAAATCCTTCAACAAGGATTGTGATGCCTTAGTATTTATGTCTATTGGGTATTGTGGTAATCCCTCTATGCCTATATAACCAGATAACAGTTCTTTTTGCATAGAGTATATCTCTTCCAAATACTTATCACCGGGTATGATACCAGGTTCCTGAATTATGTCCCTCGAGTCCATCTTCTTATTTGTTATCGTGTGCACCAAATCCTTTGTCTCCTCTTGTTCCCCAGTCCTTTGCTTTCTCTTCATACTCCTCATTAGGTATCTCTATGGGATTTGAAAGTAGGATTGGAACATGTATGAACTGCATTATCTTCTTATCCTGTTGAAGAGGTATCCATACTTCTTCAGGTGAATTATTTTGTATACCTATGTGCATTTCACCAGTATATGGACTATCCACAATCTCTGCAGTGAATGTCAACCCATCTTTAGTAGCAACCCCAGATTTGTTTGCTGCCATTAGCATAGACTCTTTGGGATTGATCAGTACCTTTATACCTGATGGAATAAGCAACCTTCCATGAGGTTTAACGATTACATAAAGATCATCAGTTCCCATACCATTGAACTTGATATAACCTTTACTATACATCTTACGGTTGATACCAACCATATCACGTAAATCTTTTTCCCCCACCCTTAGTATATCCTTTTCTGATAACTTAGGGATATAGAAATCTAAACCTGCATCCCCTTCGTTTGCTCGGTTGGGGGATTTAACCTCCCGAATCTTTGTGAACTCTAATTGAATCATGTTATTTACTGTTAAATTTACGGTATAAGTCTCTTGCTTCTTTACGTGATAATTCAAACCTACTCTGAAGCTTATCAAGTATTTCTCTCTTACCAAGTTTATCCCTTACCAATTTACGGTAATACTTCTTGCAACCTGCCATATCAATCAAAGGTTCCAAATCCTTGTATTGGGTATCAGCTTCTAATTCCTTTCTGGTCTTACCCATTAGATCTGTGAACTTGATACAACATAATTCGGAATCCCCGCACATCTTGCATTCCTTGGTTGAAAGATCATAATGCTTACCAAAGCATACATCTCCGTTTGTTCCCAACTTAGAAATATCCATTGGTTCAAGGATATCACCTGATTCTAATTCTTCCCTGGCATCTTTAAGTTTGTCTTTCTTTTTCTTAGCCATATATTCGAGTGTTTGATATCATTCAATAGTTAATAGGTTTTTTCTGTTTCATTGATGTAGAATAGTATATGCACTAACTTTCAGGCAATCCCTTATGCGTGCGTGCGCATTATTAAGCTTTAGCTTAAAGACTTACTAAAGTAAGTATAGAAAGTATAAGTTTATATAGCTTTAGCTATATAAACCTCTATTAGTATTTTAGTATACTAAAATACTAATAGAGATATACAGGTAAGTATATACGCATACGCGTGCGTATTATCCCTCCACCTTGATTACCTTTAAATTTTCTTTCTGATAATACGTTTTTCTATGATTGCCATGCCTCTTAAGGTAATGACCAGGGAATTGAAGGTCATCAAGATATGCCTTCTTCTTATTCATGTGAGTTCTTGCAAGACGTCCCAATATCTGTATCGATTTTTCATTAGAATCCATTGATGCAGTATTCTGAAGATATTTCAATTCAGGGAAATTTTGACCTCTAGAAATGATTGTAGTAGCAATTAGCACATCAATTCTCCCTTCCCTGAAATCTTGTAGAATTTTATCACGCCCTTTTGTCTTATGATGTACATATTGTATACTGTAATCATTTCCAAGATGTTTAACGTAATACTTGTAAAGATTTTCACAATGGTCAATGAACTTACATACAATAAGAGCTGGCAATCTTTTTCTCTTCAGATTGTATCTTGTACGATCAAGAGAAAACTTCCAAGCTTCTTTGTTATCACATATCACTTCTTTGTATTCTGTTGGATAGTCAACTTCTTTAGAATACTTAAAGGGAGCATATACCAGTTTACAGGTGATGGGAGTAGAATATCCTTTCTCTATCATATCAACCAGTTTTACTTGGTTAACTTTATCACCAATGAAAGACATGATATTTAGGTTATGTATCAATTTCTTCTTCTGGTCACTCATGTAAATTGTACCACTCAATCCAATTCGTATTCTAGAGTTGTATAAGTGCTGTATTACGGTTTTATAGGTTTTGTTATCTATGACATCAGCCTCATCTATTAATACCATATCAATTTCTGATAGGAATCTTTGGTACCGTTTTATGTTAGACAATAATGACTGTACCATGCACACATTGAAGTTACCCCAATCATTACATTTACTACCTTGGATAAATGCAATCTTTTCACCTGGTAACAACTCTGGAATCTCCTTTTTGAATTGCTTAAACAAATCTGCACTGTTTAATAACAACACAGTTTTCAATTTCCTATTGAAGGCTTGATGTAACCCACAGAATATAAGTGTCTTACCAAAATTTACAGCCAGGTCTGATGCACAAATCAGGAAAGGAGTATCCCCTACACGATTATTTAATATCTTTTCTAGAGCTTCTTTTTGTACTTCCCGTAGATTTTTATCTCCCAGTATATCTGGAATTACTGGTTTAATTCCTAACGGGGGTCTATTATCTATAATTTTTACTTTTTGTCCCATTTTACAGCATTCATTATAAACCTTATTCAGTAGGCCTATCTTGAATTGACCATAGTTTGAGATATATTTTACATACCCATCCCAATTCTTTGCCCTGCTATACATCAATATATGCCAGGCATCAGGATGCTTGATCCTGAAAGCCTCATATAATTTGTTTGTGAATTTAGCTGGACCAGAAATCTCACAAACATTACAGTTCTTGATAGTTATAGTTATCATATTCTTATATCAAATATCCAACAAATAATACCCAATATCAAACCAATTATTATAGCTACAGTATATAACACTAATAAGGGTTTAGCTGCTTCTACCATTGGATCATATCTTTTCATATCCTATCTTTTAAAGGCATCCCAATCCACATGTTCTGATTTGGGTCGGGATACAATATTAAATTTAGCCATATAATTGATTACTCTTTGACGAGCCTTATCATTTGATAGATCTTCTATCTTAGGTATACCATTACAGAATTCAAGAGCATAGAATTGAGCCTGAACAAAAGTTTCATAGTCAACCCCTATCTCATCTGCAAGTTTTCTTGCTCTCACAAACCATACATATTCTTGTGGATTCTTATCATAGGTATTGTTGATACCTATTCTGTCAAGAATTTCCTTGGTATAGTTCTCATATACCTCTCTAGTATATTCTGGATATTTATCCTCTTTAACTTCTATCTCAGAATCATATATCTCAATTATCCAATTAACTCTTTGATGTAACCAATTAGCACAGAAGTTATAATTAACTCTCTTGGCTTGAGCCATGAGTTTAAGGCCAGTAGTTACAAATTCAATATAACCTTGACGAGGTTCAAATCCATACTTTTGACAGAATTCATTTACAACAGGTACCAACTCTTTTATTGATGCCCATTGTAAATCTGTTTGCTTTATTTTAGTTACTCCTATATGTTTTAATTGTATTCTAGTAGAGTATATAATATCGGCTAATAAATTAGCATCCCCTATACTACCTGAAGTTCTACTGATAGCCTTTTTTCTTATGGGTTTATTCTCTCCTACTACAGATCTGTGATCCAAAGAATATTGCCTGGCTCTTGTAAAAAATTTATCCACAAATTCTTCTGATACTTTATCCCCAATCTCATTCCATAATTTACGGAATAAAGATTTGGATATATGGATTGACGGTTCTCTCTTTACCTTATTCATAACTCTTATATACTACTCTTGCCTTAGCTTTTAACTTATCATTTCTTTCACAGTATTCAGTGTAACTTTTATTCATCTCAACCCGTATAATTTCTGAATTATCTTCATACCATATATGATAAATTGAATCTTCAAATCCTGATGGTACTGAATATTTGACCTTCCTCCAAATAGGGATAATACCCAACAGATAGTTAGTTACCATCTTACAATAATATAGGTCACATGAGGCATCGTAATAAATCTTATACTTGTTATATTTGTTATTATGAATAAGGCTATTTGAAGAGTCGGTTATATTGCATAACCAAGTAGTTACAATAAGTGTAATAAATGAAAGTAATACCACTGATATAACCCAAATTAAAAGTGCCATAATTTATAATTTTAGTTCTGATTTTATAGTTAAAAGTTCTTGATAAGTCTGATATGTCGTCTTTCGTACATATTCTAAAGTCTTTCTCTTACCCAAAGAATTCACATCTTCATTATCAGGTAGAAATACCACCTTTACCTTTTTAAAGGGTACTAATTTGAAAGCCAGGTCTAATGCCTTATCCTTAGCATCTGGGTCAATTAATATAATAAACTTTTCTACTGGGCTTTTAATAAATCTATTCACCTGATATCTTGAAATGGCCTTGCCTCCCGTTGCAATCCCATTTTCTCCGATAGTCTCTGCATTAATTGCACCCTCACAAATATAAACTGTTTTATATATTTCTAGAGCATCTGCATTAT